ACGCTCGGGGTCGACAGCGTGAAACGGAACCCGTTGTGCCGCATATAGATGGAACGCACGCGATACCCCCTACCCCCGAGCCCCCCCAGCCGCGTCACGTATTAGTTACGTACGCCTCCTGGATTTTTTCCCAGTTTCATTGCAACCCCTCCGCTGGGTGGGTATCTGTACGCCCGTGATCCGCTATACTGCTGCCCAGTTATCGTCCCCCTACGGTGAAAGGATTCCCATGATTACCGCTACGATTACGGGCAACGTCGGGAAGGTGCAGGAGCCCCGCACCACCCGTTCCGGCAAGCCCATGCTCTCGTTCTCCGTCGCCTCGACCTACAAGAAGGACGGGCAGGAGCCTCAGACCACGTGGGTCGATGTCGTCTGTTTTGACGAGCAGGCTGACATGGTGTCCCAGACGCTCAAGAAGGGCGACAGGGTGGTCGTCACCGGTCGGCTGGCTCTGGAGACGTACCAGAAGAAGGACGGCACTCCGGGCTCCTCATTGCGTCTAATGGCGGATGAGGTGGGCAGGAGCCTCCGGTGGATGCCGAAGGATCGGGAGGCGGTCGGTGCCGGTGTCAGTGAGGTGGATGAGGTCATCCCGTTCTAGTGCGACTCCACCTTCTCCTGTTCCTGTGCTTTTGCGCTGGCGTGCTGCTGGCGGTGGTGGTTTCATCCCTTACGCCACCGCCAGCGCCGCCTATTTTCAAGCCATGAGTAGTCCGCTCGTCAAATTCGCTGAACGCAGGAGTCGCCCAGACGGGATGTTCGACGCTTGGTGTCGGTTCTGCGGAGGGCGGATGGTCGTGACAAGCAAGGCCATAGTCGAGGAGTTTGGCGGCGATGCCCCGCAATGCGGCTCCTGTTCGGTTCACGCGACCGGCGGGTACGGCGGCTCCCCGCAAAGTCGTGCCGACCATGCGTATCACGGCGGGCGGTTCCATTCCGCAGAGTGGGAGGGGTGACGGAATGAGCGGCCCTCTCATAGCCCTGACCGGCGTGATTTACGCCTACGTCTCCGCAGACCAGTTCTGGCGGGGCAATACCGGCATGGGCATCGCGTATCTGGGGTACGCCTTCTCGAACGTCGGGCTGTATCTGCTGGCCCGCTGACGGGACATAAATACGGCAGGAGAACCTCCATGCCGAAGAATCCATTCAGCGACGAGCCGCCGGGAAAGCCATCCACCACGAAGAGGAAGAGTTCCGGCGACGGGCCGGTGCCCTACCCATTCAGAGACGAGCCGCCCGGAAAGCCGCCTGCTCCCAAGAAGCAGACGCAGTACATGCGGAAGGCTGGCGACCCGATTCATTACGAAGACGGGTCGTCGGAGCCAGACAATACGGGGGCGTACCAGCGTGCGGCCAGCAAGCCCCTCTACGACGGCTCCGATGGCGTGAGCCGGTCCGCAAAGCGGCTGCTAGACGGCCTGCTCAAGGACATTCCCAAGATCAAGGGCGGCTACCTCCCGAAGGACATGGACCGATAGCCTCCCGGTGCGGCCATAAATCCCGTGAGGGATTGCATGGACTTCACCGGTCGCCGCCAAAGCACGAACGTCGATGATCGCCGGAAGAACTGGCGCATCTACGAGGCGTTCCGCCCGCTTGGCACGCCGCACCAGACCATCGCGGACAACCAGCACACCAGTGCGGTGGAGAAGCGCGCCCAGAGCATCGACGGGCCAAAGTATATGTCCGACGACGAGTTCTGGCGTGAGGCTGAGATGCAGCGCGACCTCCCAAAGTCGGGACAGGTTCCCTCGATCATCAGCAACCTACTGAGAAAGTAATGGCTGACCCAAACGAAATCCGTGCCCGCTCCCTCCGCCGAGACATCTTCGCCCGGCATTTCATCCCGCAGGATGTGTCGGACGAGGATGCGATCAAGTGGATCGAGGATCGTGCCCAACTGCACAAGCAGGCTCCCGCTGGCTGGGCCAACCCGGAGGAGCGGGCCACCGCACGGGCGGAGTACGCCAAAGTCGGCAGCACACCCGACGAAGTGCAGAAGCGATGGGAGGAGTCGATCTATCTGGTCGATCCCGCCACGCACGAGTTCCGCCAGCGGTTCCTCCGAGACAAGGAGTTCCTTGAGCGGATGACTGGTGTGGACGCATCCCGCTCAATGGCAGACGCTGGCAGGGGGTACAGCCCGGCGAAGGCGGCGTTGCAGCAAGCCGTCGTCGCGTGGGACGCCACGAACAACAACCCGCTGTACCGCAACAACTGGCGGGATTCCGGCGGGTGGAAGTCGCAGGATGGCGTGGGTATGGCGACGGCGAACGCCGTCTCGAACCCCGACCTTACGTCCGGGCAGTACTTGGGCATGACAGAACTCATCCCGGATTTCCTGCGGATGCAGGGCAGCGGTGAGTCCGAGACGGCGAACGACTCGTGGCGGACGGCCACCGGCAAATACATGATGCAGACCGACGTCCGGCCAGACTCACCAGCCCCTATCCTCGACCTGCCCTCCGGCTCAAGCCCCGAAGCCATCCGCCAGCGGCTTGCCGAACTACGGGAGTTGCAGGGTGCAGCGGCGATCCCGGACGCCGGAGAGCGGTGGCAGCGGACGGCAGGATTCACGCCAGCCCCGTTCCTGCAAGACATGGGCGATGCGTCTATGTCGAGCGCCGACCCCACGATCCTGTTCCCAATGGCGGGCGCGGCGAAAGCCATCGGCACGGCGGCAAAGATCGGCGGCAGGGCTGCGATGGGCACGGCAGCAGCCGGTGCGGCACGTGGGTTGGCGGCGGACCACTTGATGGAGCAGGGCACCACCGCAGGGATCATCGGTGCGATTGGAGCCAATCCAGAACGCACGTGGGCTGACTACGTGAACTTGATTCCTGAGCCCGCCAAGTTGAAGTCACCTGCCGAAGTCCAGGCGGCGAACGAAGCCCGCCAGCGGCAATACGGGCAGGGCATGGAGCGGAGAGCCAGCGTGCCGGGTGTATCTACAGCAGATGCGGAGGCGTACAAGAGATTGCAACAGTCAGGGCTGGCACCCAGCCGCACCAATCTCTAACGCAGGAAGCCGTCATGTCAGACGAAGCCGTCATGGAAGCCGATTCGGGACTCGACACCTCCACCTCAACCGACACGGTAGACACCAGTGCGGCATCTGCACCAGAAACCACGACGCCGCAAACTGCTGCACCCGCTGCACCGGCGCAGCAGTCGGTGTGGGATGCCTTCAAGGCTCTCCCTGACTTCAAGGGGGCAGACGATGTGGCGATTGCTCGCCGCCTCTACGCCTCGATGGAGCGAGAGAAAGCAGCAACACAAGCACTTGCCCAGTATCAGCAGTACATCCCCTACGCCCAACAGTACCTCGAACACCGAGAACCCTTCGAGCAGTACCTTGCCTCCCGGCGAGGACAGGCCCAGCAGCCCGTAGCCCCGCAGCAGCCGCAGCAGTCGGCCGCACAGGAGGCGATGAAGAAGTGGTGGAACCCTCCGGAGGTTCGCGAGTCGTACAAGCAGTACCTCGTGAAGGACGAGAACGGCCGTGAGGTGATTGCGGAGAACGCTCCGCTCGACGCACGCCACGCGCTGTACGAGTACCAGAAGTACAAGGCCGACTTCGCCCAGAAGTTCCTCACCAATCCTGAGGAGGCTCTCGGGCCGATGATCCAAGAGCAAGCCAAGAACATTGCTCAAGAGATCGTGCAGAAGCAGTTCGAGGAAGTGCAGCGCACGCAGTACGTTGCGGGGCTGGAGAAGGAGAATCGCGACTGGCTGTACGACGAGCAGGGCCAGCCCACTCCGGAGGGTTTGGCTGCGAACAAGTACATCGACCAACTCGCAGAAGCGGGCATAGGAACTCCCGAGCAGCGCTGGGAATGGGCCACGATTGCAGTGGAGCGTGATCTCCTTGCGAAACTCGTGGAGCAGTACAAGGGCACCCAGCAACGAAGTGCGTTTGAGGCTGGATTACCGCAGCAAACCGCACCTCAGGCTTACGCTCCTGCTGCGCCGGAAGCACCTGCCGATGTCTCAACTCAGGCGCAAAAGGACATAGAGTTTCTTAGAAGGGAAGCGTCTCGCAATCCGAGCAGGAGTGCGGGAACGAACGACCCGAGAACACCTCAAGCACCCCTGACCTTTGAACAGCGTCTCGCGAAACAAATCTCGCGGGACGGAATCAACTGAAAGGTAAAGCGACATGGCGTCGAGCGTAGATTGGGCCCGTTCTATTGGCACGACTCTGACCCTTCATTTGAAGGAAGAGGAACAGACCACCTTTCGCAAGTTCAAGGTCTTCGCCGCGCTGCAGGCCAACGGCAACGTCGCGATGAATCAAGGGGGAAGGGGCTTTGATTGGCAGGTCCGCTACAGAAACGTCCCTGTGTCTTCGTACACGGGCGAGTCGCCGCGCGTCTTCGCACGCCACGCCCTCTGGCAGAGGGCAAACCTCCCCTATCGGGGGTATACGGTCACGGATCAGATCAGCAAGCGAGAGATGCTCGAAAACAGAGGTCAGGCGCAACTGATCGACGTCGCTGGCAAGATGGCGAACCGGCTCAAGGAGAGCATCGAGGAACACCTCGCGAAGGAAGTGTTCGTTGACGGGAACGCGCCGGGCAACGAGAACCGGTGGCATGGGCTTGAGTCCATGTTTTCGGTGAACGGCACGGTCACGATCAGCGGTGCCAGCGCAGGCCAGCAGCGTGCGGCCAACGCCGCCGATCCGTTCGGCTTCCCGAACGACGAGTACGCGGGCCTCAAGTGCGGTCTGGGTCAGTACGCTGGCTCGCAGACCGGCACGGGTGCGTGGCCCGCAGCCGCAGCCGATCCGGAGTACGACTTTTGGTCGCCCCTGGTCTGTAATTACACCAGCACCTACTTCGGTGCGGCCGCTTCGACGCCGCTGCTCACGTGGCGGAACAACTGCCTTGAGGCCATCCGCCTCTCGGTGAACCACGCGAAGCGAAATGATACGAAGGAGAATCAAATTGACATGATCCTCCTCGACCGCTCCATGTACATCGAACTGCTGAACCGGCTCGATGCTCGCGAGCGTGCCATCGTGACTAAGAGCAACGGCCTCCGGTCGTTCGGCTTCGACACGACCGAGATCGACGGCATCGAAGTCGCCAGCGACTACGGCTGCGGAGCCGGTATGGGGTACGCCTTGTCGATTGGGAACATGGAGATGAAGGTGATGACCGGCCAGTTGCTCGAAGCAGAGGGCCCTTATTTTAACGAGGAACTTTCTTCGTATCGCTACGCGGTGAGCGTCCTCGCCAACATCAAGATGAAGTCGCCCCGCAACTTTGTGAAGTTCGCTGCCCTCGCCTGACCTTTTCTAGGAGACTGACGACAGATGAGTACGTTGTATGCTGATCCCGGATTCGGTCGCGGCCAGACGCTTGGCATTACCGTCAAGTTGTACGAGGCCGAGAACGGCGACGGTACGACTGTAATCGGCGCTCGCAAGGCGTTTCGCGACGAGAGCCCGATTACGGGCGTCATCAACAGCAACCGCACCGTTGAGTGCATCGCCGTGAAGAACTCGTCTGGAGCAGCCCTGCTTCCGGGCGAGATCGCCATGTTCCAGAGCGCTGCTTCGGCGGACATTCCGACTGTCGGCGGTATTCTCGGAGAGATCAAGGCGAAGGCTAACACCACGACCCCCACCGGAGCCAATGCGGCCCTGTTCGGCGTGGTGGACGAGTACCTGCCCTCCGGTGGCGCGGCGAACGGCGAAGTGTTCTGGCTGGTGGTGCGTGGCCCCTCGACGGTCAGGAAGACCTCGACGGCCGTCAGTGCGGGTGCTGCGTATGGCCCGTCCGCGACGGACGGTCAGGCCGCTGCTCAGGGCGCAAACGCCCTGCTCGGCTACGCCATCAGTGACGCGGGCACCGGCACCACGACCGGCCGAGTCCTCGTGCGTACGACCGCTGGTTTCTGATCCTTGTCCGTAGCGTCGTGACGAGTGGCCGCTGGTGGGGAAGGGACGCCCTACCAGCGGCCTTTTCGTTGGAGTGACGAATGCAAAATCAGCCGACCCCCATGACGCAGTTCAAGGACGACCGTGCGTCCATCATGGATCAGTTGCAGAGGGCGGGGCTTCTCGACATCGAGGAACTCTCTGAGTTCCGTGCCAAGCAGGAGGCTGGCGCTGGCAAGGTTCCGGCCCCCCGCTCAGGCATGGCCCCGATGATCTCCTCTGTCCCGCAGGCGGACAGGTGACGCATGGACTCGCACGGCGAACGGGTGCGTAAGGCCAAGTCTGCGGCGTGGACGCGCAAGGAAGGGAAAGACCCGGATGGCGGGCTGAACGCCGCTGGGCGGGCCTCCTACAACCGGGAGACGGGCGGCAACCTCAAGCCGCCGCAGCCGGAGGGGGGGCCGAGACGGGACTCGTTCTGTGCCCGCATGAAGGGCATGAAGCGGAAGTTGACTAGCAAGGAGACGGCCAACGACCCGGACAGCCGGATCAACAAGAGCCTCCGGGCCTGGAACTGCTGACATGGCCGACGACAAACTCTGCAACGACTGCGGCGAGTCCTTCCCGATCAACGCCGACCACTTCCGGAAGAAGAAGGACGGCAGTTGGGACACCCGCTGCGTCATCTGTCGGGCAAAAGTGAACAGGGGGAAAAAGGCCAAGCAGAAGACTGGCGACATGAAGGCCATCGAGCAGGGGGCAATGGGTGCCTTCCTCAAGGCCGCGCAGCGTGGCGGGGAGAACATCCCGCACTCCAGCGAACTGCTGGAGCGGCTGATGGACTACTTCGGCGGGAGTTCCGGCTTCGCCGCACTGATGGTCAAACAGTATTTCGACTCCCCTCCCGGCGGTGCCCACCGCACAAAGTTGTTGGAGGGTGTGGTCCGGCTGGTCACGAAGAACACGGAACTGGGCGGTGCCAAGAAGCCTCTGATGCAGTGGACGGACGAAGAGATCGAGGCCGAACTCGACCAGCGTCTCCGTCGCATCGCCGTGAGTTACGAAGGGAGACTCCTCAATGTCCAAATCACGCCGCCGCAAACCCCCTCAGATTTCGCCGCTGCCGTCAGTCAAGCGCTTGGGGGAACACCAGCGGAACGAACTGAAGGAGATGCAGGCGGAGTTGGCGAGCCGCCGCATCGAAGCCTTGCGGTTGTACCGGCCGACGCCGCAGCAGGAGTTGGTTCACCAGAGCAAGGCCAGTGAAATCCTCGTCATCGGTGGCAATCGGTCGGGCAAGAGTCTCTGCACGTTCGTGGAGGACGCCAGAGCCGTCTGCGGCAAAGACCCGTATGGCAAGTACCCGGAGAAGGACGGGATTCTCGCCATCGTGGGCAAGGACTGGAAGCACATCGGGCTCGTGGTCTACCCCATGCTGTTCATGGCTGGGGCGTTCAAGATCATTCGGGACGAACAGACGGGCGAGTGGCGGGCGTACAACCCCAGCACGGACGCTGCGAGAGAAAAGGAGGCCAAGCCAGCGCCTCCGCTCATTCCGCCGCGAATGGTGAAGAAGAAGTCGTGGGTACTCAAGAGTGCCCGCTACATCCAGTCGTGTGAACTCACGAACGGCTGGCAAATCTACTTCTTCTCCTCAGAGGGCGAGCCGCCGCAGGGCTGGAAAGCCTCGCGTGTCCACATTGACGAGGACGTCAACAACGGCGATGCGTGGATTCCCGAAATGCAGGCTCGTCTCTCTGACTTGCGTGGCGTGCTGTCGTGGTCGGCCATGCCGCACAGCCGGAATGACTCGCTCCAGAACCTTGCCGAACGAGCGGACAAGTTGGTGGAGGCAGGGGTCGAGAACCCGGACATCGTGAAGTTCGTTCTGCGGTTCCTCGACAACCCGCACATCGCAGACGAGGAGAAGCGGAAGCGTATCGAATCGTGGGCCGCTCTTGGCGAGGACGTCCTGCGGATGCGCAGCGAGGGCGAGTTCATCAGCGACTCGATCCTCTGCTACCCCACGTTCGCCATGCACGTTCACGGGTACGACCGCTCCAATCTGGAGAACATGACGGTTCCCGGCGACTGGTGTCGCTACGCCGCCATTGATCCCGGCCATGCCGTCACGAGCGTGCTGTTTGCCGCCGTGCCGCCGGACGAGTCCATGCTGCTCGTGTACGACCAACTCTACATCCGCAACTGCAACGCCATCGTCTTCGGGGAGAAGATGAGGGAGAAGTGCATGGGCCAGAACTTCTACGCCTTCTTAATCGACATGCACGGCGGTCGGCTGCGGGAAATCGGCTCCGGCAGGCTGCCGGTCGAACTGTACACGGAGGAACTCAAGAAGCAGAACGTCTCGTCCGAGACGACCGGGCACAGTTTTCTTGCTGGCTGTGATGACATCCAGGCACGCATGTCCTCTGTCCGGAACTACCTCCATATCCGCCCTGAGGGCACCCCTACGCTGCGGATTCTCAAGGGTGCCTGCCCTGACTTGGAGCGGGAACTCCGGCGGTACAAGCACAAGACCCAGTTGATCGGCGGCACGTACGTGGTCACGGACGTCCCGAACACGAGGGGCGAAGTCCACGCCTGCCAGTGTCTGGAGTACCTCTGTGCCTATCGACCTCGATACCACAAGCCTAAGGTGGAGGCCGGACCAGAACCCTGGTACGTCGAGTGGATGCGGAAGCGCAAAAAGCGCCTCGCCGGAGAAGCCGACGACTACATCTTTTTAGGCCCACAATCCGGAGCAAAGTATGGAAGCCGAGTCTTTTAGCCCGCCGCCGCTCAAGATCGGGGATGCCGTCTACTGGTATCACGACGCCCTCTCCTGCACGAACCCATGTCTCGGCTGGGTTTCACAGGCTCCCGGCGTTTCGACCGTCAACATCATCGTGTTCACGCCGTTCGTCGGGTTTCAAGAAAAGCCGTCCGTCCGCCACAAGGACGATCCCGGCTTGCAGGAGAACGGCGACTGGCGGCAGTGGGGAGCGTGGGAGTACGCCCCACAGACGGCTCAGTTGAAGAAGTTGGATGGGATGATGGCCCAGATTGCCAGCCTGACGGAACAGGCATCACTTGCAAGGAAGCAAAGCGGTGGAAACCAGAACCGGTGAAGATGCCCTTCGCGCCATTGCGACGGGCTGGCTGAAGAAGATCGAACTGTCACTGAAGCACAAGCGCCCCTTCACGGAAGACGCGAAGGAGGCGATGTGCTTCTTTGACGGCCCGCACAACTGGTTCTGGAAGGACACCTACGCCCGCCACGAGTACGGCTACAACCGCACGATTGCGCCCCCCGCATTTCGTATGCAGTGCAACCGTGTTTTCGAGGCCGTAAAGTTGTTTGGCTCAGTCATCTACCACCGCAATCCGGTGCGTCAGGTGACTCCCGCCCGCTACCCGTTCGTCAGCCCCGATGTGATCGGCGTGATGGACGACCAGAGCATGATGGCCTACCAGCAGGCCGCTCAGGAGACGGTGCAGCGGACGGAGGTTCGCAAGGCAGCGTCCCTGCTCATGGAGCGGCTGCTGAACTACACGCCCAACGAACTCGACCTCAAGACGCACAGCCGACGGGTCGTGGACGAGGCGATCATCAAGGGCATGGGCCTGTGGTGGACGGAACTCGTCACGCTTCCCGGATCGGGGATGGCGATGGTCGGGTCGTTCGCGGACAGCGTGGACAACTTCACGATGGACCCGGACGCCACCGAGATCGAGGACATCACGTGGTGTGCCCGCCGCTGCGTCCACCCGATTGACGTCGTGGCCCGGCAGTATGGTCTGGATCGCGAGCAGTTGAAGGGCCACCTCGAAGGAGCCAAGCCCATCGACCGTGAGGCGGACGATCAGATTTTCACAGACGAAGATGCGCCGCTCAAGGGCCGTCGCGTCGGCAAGAGCAACGAACTGGTCACGTACTGGAAGATTTACAGCAAGACGGGTCTGGGCGACCGGCTCAGGGAAATGCCGTCGGAGATCGTCGGGTCGTTCGATGGCGTTGGCGACAACTGCTACATCGTCGTCTGCGAAGGCATCCCGTACCCGCTGAATATGCCGCCCGCCTCGTTGGAGGAGGAGGTAGACCCGAACACTGGCGTGCCCGCCAGCCTGTTCCGTGCCGTGCAGTGGCCGATCCCCTTCTGGGCGGAGGCCAATGGGTGGCCGTTTGTGACGCTCGATTTCCACCGCAAGCCGGGCTACGTCTGGCCGATCAGCCACATCAAGCCCGGCGTGGGCGAACTGCGGTTCATCAACTTCGCGTTGTCGTTCATCGCCCAGCGTGTCGCCACGAGTTGCGAGACGCTCATCGGCGTGAGCAAGGCTGCGGATCAAGACATCAAGGATCAAATCCTTGCGCAGTCGGAACGTGGATTCAAGGTGTGCGAGATCAGCGAGACGCTAGGCCGGTCGGTCAACGATCTGATTTCAGTGTTCCAGTTGCCGGAGGTATCGCCGGAACTCTGGAAGATCGTGGAAAAGGTCACGGATATGTTCGACAAGCGGGTCGGACTCACCGAACTCGCCTACGCCATGACCTCCAGCCAGATACGCAGCGCCACAGAAGCGAGCGTGAAGGCCGAGCAACTGTCCGTGAGGCCGGACGACATGGCGAACCGGCTCGAAGACGCCATGAGCCTACTGGCCCGCAGGGAGGCGTTTGCGTCCCGCTGGCTGCTTGAGCCTCAGGATGTGGAGCCGATTCTGGGCCCGCTTGGTGCTGCGGCATGGGCGCAGCACGTGAAGATGCTCGACCCGTCCACCATTGCCCGTGAGTTTGAGTACCGGATCGAGTCGGGTTCTGCGAGGAAACCGAACAAAGCGACGAGAGTCGAGCAGATGCAGGCTGCACTCCAGACGCTGGGGCCGATCCTGCAAGGGCTCATCCCGATGGGCATTGTGGAACCGATGAACTCGCTCATCTCTGACTGGGCAGACAGCCTCGACATTGACGCCAAACCGTATCTCATTCCGCCGCCGCCGCCAGCCGCTGACCCCTCCCAGCAGCCGCCCGCAGGCCCGGAGGGGGCGGGTGGGATGCCTCCGCCTCCCCCAGAACAGGCTCCTCCCGGACTACCGCCAGAACCAGCACTAAACCCGGAGTTGCCGCAAGTTCCGCCGGAAATGCAGCCCCAGTGAGACAAGAAGTAAGTAGGTGACTCCATGCCGAAAACCGCCTCCTATCCGCCGGAAATCGCCGCAGCGCCTGCGGAGGTGCAGGGGCATTATCGCCGCATGATCGCAGAGGGGATGAGCGAGCGGTGGGCGGAGATGTGTGCCCTCCAGCAGCCTCCGGGAACTCGTGGCACCGACCGTGCGTTCATGCAGGGCCGTTATGCGAACGAGTGGATGAAGCATCAGCCGAAGGCGCTCACGGAGAGGATGCTGCGTGAGGCTAAGGCCGCTGGCATCACGACCTCCGGCAAGTTCTACATGGGCGGCATCGCGGACTTGCGGGCCCACCGCGATCCAGAGGCGTGGGTGGATAGCACCGCCGACATCCTGCGGGTGGCAAAGAAGCGCGACCTTGAGGTTCACGGCATCGTGGAATACGTGCCCCCCCAGAAGGGACCGCCGAAGGAAATCGACATCAACCCGCGCATCCTCAACGAACACGTTCGCAAGGAGATGAAGGAGAACCCGAAACTCTCTCGCGGAGAGGCCGTCGAGAAAGTGAAGGACCGAATCGTGCCGCACTGGAAAAGGAAGAAGAAGTAATGCCCAACAAGATTGAGCGTCTGAGCGTAGTTACGGGAACGATCACCGCGACCAACGCCGCACCGAGTGCCACGACCCCAAGAATCAATTTCGGTTCTGCCGCCGGTGGCGTTTTCATCGTGGACAGCCTGACCACCTCTCCGACCACGCTTACGTGGCACGTGGCCTTTGGGGACGAACTCACACCGCGCCCCGTCAACGACGGCTCGGCGGCAGTCACGACCTCAGTGACCGCCAATACGTGCTACCCGATACCGGACGCAGTGTTCGGGGCCCCGTTTATTTCGGTCGTAACGAACACCGGGTCGGCCGCACTTCGCTTTTGCATCAAGGGGTAACCCATGCCCCTCGTACGCATCCAAATCCGCAGGGACACTGCCGCCAACTGGACGGCCTCCAACCCCGTGCTGGCGGCTGGTGAGCCCGCAGTGGAAACGGATACCGGCAAGACCAAGACTGGCGACGGCATCCGCAACTGGACTACGCTGCCGTATGACATCGAGCCGTTTCTCTCCGGCTCCACGCCTGCCGCCGTAGGCACCGCCGCCTCCGGCACTGCCCTCACGGCCGCACGTGCCGACCACGTTCACGCCATGCCGACAGCCCTCTCTGTCGCAACGCTCGCCACGAGCGGGAACGCGACCATTGGCGGCAACCTGTCCGTGACCGGAACGCTCACTGCCGCCAGTCAGTCCATTTCGGCAGGCAACATCCCGGACTTGGGCGATGCAATAGATGACCGTGTGGCTACTTTGCTCGTACAGGGCACTGGCATCTCCCTTACGTACGTCGAGTTTGCCAACAAACTCACCGTCGCTGTCGGCTCGCACAATCAGGCGATTTCCACCATCACGGGATTGCAGGCGGAACTCGACGGGAAGCCCGCCATCGTTCACGGGCACGCCATCATCGACGTCACCGGCTTGGGTGACGCTCTCGCCATACGTCCGACGAGCGATGTGACGTCGGTGCCCAACTCGACCGCGATTACCAACATCGTGTCGCTCTCCCAGACGGCGTACGACGCACTGACCACCAAGAACGCAACCACCCTGTACGTGATTACCTAATGCCCGTTCGTGCTGGCACGGCGACACCAACCTTGCGGCTTGGCACATCCGCCGTGTCACGCATGTACTTGGGGTCTGCTCTTGCCTACAGCGCGACCGACGGGCCGGTGGCTCCAACGCCCGGCATACCGACGCCAATCGCCGTCACTGCAACGGCGACAAACACCGGCACCATCGTCGTGCAGTGGCAGTCCGCAACGGGCCCCACAGGCTTTCAGGTGCAGTTCAGCACGAACGGCGGCGCGCAGTGGCTTGATTCGGGACTCACGGCCACAAGCACTACTGCGGCTGGCGTCATCACTGGCACGGCCACGTTAGCGGCTCCCACTGCGGGTGCGCGATATACGTTCAGGGTTGCCGCCACTACGGCCTCTGGGGTTGGGCAATACAGCAACGCATCCGCAGGCGCGACTGTTCACTCCGCGCCAACGACTCCCACTGGGCTTACAGGAACCACGAACGCTGGCGGAATCACCCTGTCGTGGTCGGCCTCGACCGGATCGGGCCCGATCTACTACTGGGTGCAATACAGCGCCGACAGCGGAACCACGTGGTCGTTTCTCAGTGCCACAGGAACGTCCCAGACGTACTACAACATCACCATCGGCGGGAGTCTGCCTCTGGTGCCCGGCACCGCCTATCGGTTTCGCGTCTATGCCGGATACGTTCCAAGCACCGCAGACAGCGTGTACGCCCCCATCTCCGGGTACAGCACAGCAACGGGCTCGATCACTGCCCCCACGACAGTTCCCGGCACTCCGAAACTGGAGGGGACTCCTGAACTGGGGCGGCTGTACGAGCCATTCCGCACCTCCGTCACCGTCCAGAACACTGGCGGCGCAGTTGTGCGTTTCACGGGCCCGACGTACTCGGGCGGATCGGCCGTCACCTCCTATCGAGTGTACGACGGCGCTGCGTCCACGACTTCAGTTCTGACTATCGCCGCCTCCGACGCTGGGCAATACGAGCGCACGGCCGTCGGCAAGTATCGAACTGCTACTGTCACGTGGAGCGCCATCTCGGCAGAGCGGTACATCTCGGTGTCGGCGGTGAATAGTGCCGGAGAGAGCCCAAAGGTGACGGTGCGCGTGCCGCCAATCGTCGATCACGTGTTCCAAATCACCAGCCTGACGGCCACTCCTCTCGCGGCGGGTGCGATGTTTTCCTATCCCGGCGGAAGCACCTACGCATACAGCAGCGCCGCTCGGGCCGTCACTCTGGCGTGGAGCGCCCCCAGCGCCACCATCGCTGGCATGAGCGCCAACCCGCAGCAGCCAGCGTTCCAAATCCAAGTGCAATCACTTGCGTCCTCGACGCAGGCGACTGTAAGTGAAAATTGGACGGACGTCATGCCGCTTTTGTCCGGCAGGCCATACAGCCAGAGTGGCAACACGATTGACTTCCTGAGCCCCGCCACTCCGTATGTGGCTCGGGTTCGCGCAGCGTACCTCAACGGCGTGTACGGCCCCTTCTCCTACGTCACATTTACTACGGTGTCCTGAGCATGTACTACGCCGCCCAAGACATCATGGAATACCTGCTCAACTCCGTTGGAGGAGGTGCGCAGGACACAGAGAACCGGCTGCTCCGGTCTGCGGCACATCACGGCTATCGCGATGTGATGAACGCCCGCGACTGGAACTTCCATGTCGCCACCGGGACGCTGACCAGCGGCGGCGGCGGCAGCGGCAACGGAGTGACCTCGTTCACGCTGCCGGAGAACGTCAAGAACATCGACTCGCTGATCCCGCCCGTCACCAACCCTACCGTCACGACCTACGTCACGCCGACAGAGTGGCAGCGTATCAACATCATGCTGCCCGCCCTCAACGCCCCGATCTACTGGACGGTGATGAAAGACCCGTCCCTGCCGGATCGGTGGCAGATTCGCATGGCTGGGGCACCGCCGGATGTCACCTTCAACTACATCTTCCGTAGACGCCCCTCGCCCCTGCGGTACTTCGGCGTGGAACCGGAGGCCCGTCAGGCCGGATTCACGCTGGCCGGTGCGGTGCGTAGGTACGGCACGGCCAACGCCTTCCCGGAGGGTCTGTCCGGTCTGTATCCGTTCACCGCCCAAGAGATTATCGGCCTGACTGGAAGCATGGTCGGCACCCCGCCCACTGGGGCGAAGACGGTGGTGTCCGACTACGTTGACGCCAGCGACTCGATGTTCACTGCGGTCCTCTCCGGTGCGGAGGTGTGGCTTGCCAGACTGTACGGCAAGAACGTCGAAGGTGCCCTCACGATCTATAACCGCGACCTGCGGCTGGCGTTCGAGGCGGACTCTGTGGTGCCCGTCAGTGGACAGCGTACCGGCGGCGGCTCAATCAGCGCCGCCCGCGCACTTGGGTATTACTCGCCACCCGGCCCGGACACCCCTCTGGGAGCGTGAGCCATGCCCACATCCCAGTGGCCCGGTCTGGTGACAGCCGCCAGCCCATTTGCAATCCCGCCGACAGCCGCCGTAGAGCAGACGAACCTCGCCTGCAATGTTCCCGGTCAGGTTTACGTTCGCGGAGGGATGCGAAAGGTCGCCGTTGTTGGCGGATCGCCAGATATTCTGGACTGTTTTCCTTACGAGAAAGACGGCAGGTCGGCGCTCATTTCGATGCTGCCTGACGGTCGGATTGTGTTCCAGCCCAGCCCAGCGTACGGCTGGCAGTCGAAGGTGCCGTACGAGCCTGACTTGGGCGGCTCTCCTCTTGTGACCACCGGCTACACACAGCGTTTTGTCGAGGGGCCAGCAGACTCCTTCGATCCCCCCGATCCGGAACTTGACCCGAATCCGGGTGGAGGGTGGAGTGGCGGCGATGCCTCCGACTGCAAGGAATCACTGCTTGGCGGAACAGCCTACACGTTCGTCGCTACACCGCGACTCGACGCCTCTGGATGCGCCGAGCAGCCGCTTGAGCAGGCGTTCGACGGAGGAACGGCGTCGTCTGTTGCCGATTGCTTGGAAGTCGTTACTGGCCTGTGCGGAGCCGACACCAACCCCAACCCAACCCCGCCCGAAGGCGCTGTCCCGTCCGCTCCGCGAAACGTCAACGCTTCCTTCATTGCATCGGGCGCTACGGTGGCATGGCAGGCTCCGCTCTACGACGGCGGCTCTCCGGTGCTGTCCTATGACATGGAGGTGTCTACGGTGGGCGGGAACACGCCCACCCCGCTCCCGGACGCACTTGATCCACCGATTGTCACCGCTTGGGGTAATACGTCCGCTACCTTGCGACTGTGGCCCATCGGGCAGTCGCTTCCGTCTGGATGGACGCTGGATTTGGAACAAGAGGTTTTCGCAACTGTTCCGGGCGCACCCACGATTACGTCGTCGGTCTACGACGGCGGCTTCGGCCGGATCACGACGACATGGAGCGCGCCCGCCAGCAACGGCGGCTCTGCGATTACGGCCTACCGCGTCTACTACAACGGCGCGACCGTCGCATCTGTGCAGGCGTCCGGCACCGCGACGAGCGCGTTTTTTGAACCAGACCCCGAGCCGTCCGGCGGTGAGACTGTGCGGGTGGCCGCAGTCAACGCCGTTGGCGAAGGCCCGAAGTCCGCGCCCTTTACGGTGACCTAAGTACCGCAGCAGCACAAAGGAGATTCTTCATGGGCACCACAGTCACAGAAACAACCACCACCGTCACTGGACTCACTCCCGGCACGCAATACCGATTCCGGGTGCGGGCCAAGAATGCCGTCGGCTTCGGGCCGTTCAGCCAGTGGTCTACGCCGGGCACGCCGACCGGCGGCACCACCACGCCGCCCGCTCCAGCACTTCAAGTCAGTCTAAGTTTGACTCCGGCTACGGGGACTACAGGCGGCATAGCGTCTTCCGTGACCGCTGCCGCCTCAGCCGATGGCGCGACGCTCGCGAATGTGGTTTACACCTGGCAGGGGAGATTTTTACGCACGATCAGCCCAGCGCTTTGCATAGGCCCAGCGTGCCGGTTCACCACTCCGGCGTCTTCGTCATGGGAAACCATTACGCTTGCCACAGGGAGCATATTACAGAATCCGGGATTCCATCGCGCTGGCCCCACGCCCAATGTCCTCTGGAACATTTACTATTGGCAGGGGTACGGCGGCTCCCCCGTGCATGCAAACGTCGTATTCCCAAGCAACTACTGGGAGGTTCGTTGCCGCGTCACCGCCACTAGGATTGTGGACGGCGTGCCTTCCGGAACGTCAGAAGGATTCAGTCGCGCCGTGCCATTCAAAGAATACTTCATTGCCACCTACGACTATCCGACAGACCTGACGTAGCCATGACGGCCCCATCAACCATCACATCCCGGTTCTCGAAAGACTCCCCCGTCAGCATGGCGCAGGGGCGGCACGAGGAACTCATCATTGCGCAGGGCAACAACATCCGCCCCGCCCGATGGGACGGGTCTGCGGCAGCAGTGGACGCCGGGATGGACGCCCCGACCGCAGCGCCAGCCATTACGGCAAACGGCCCCGCTTTGCACTACGTCGCCCGCGTAGACATGACGAAGCCTGGAGCGTGCTACTACGGCCCGCCGGAGGTGACGTTCTCGTCCGGCGGCAGCAGCACCCGCCCGGCCAAAGCGGCGTCGTACCTCAACCAATCCGCCGTCGGAGAGATTCTCGTCCTCGATGGTGGCAAGGGGTACAGCGAGCAGCCGTCGGTGGAGTTGAGCGACTCGCACGGCAAGGGTGCGGTGATCGAGGCGGTGCTGGACGGCGATGGCAGCAGCGCTCCAGAAGACCCGACCAACGATCCCAAGACCGGCATCACCGATTGGGAGATTATCGAGAACGGAGGGCAAGACGCACTGTTCGCTGGCATAGGAGGCGCTAACGCCACTCCTTTTTATGTTGACCTGCCGATCACGCGCAACGGCACGTTTACCTACACGTGGTGGTACTACATCCGCAACGCCGCCGCGACCCGCATCGTGTGCTTCACCCCACCGTACATCGGCTACACCAACATCCTTACCTACACGGTGTCTGGCGTTACGACAGGAAGTGGCGCGGTGTTGAGAATTCAGTGGAACGGCGGGAGTTTCAACAGTAGTTGCACCAACGCAGGTGGCGCGAGCACGTTCTTCTACGACGGCGCACCGTCTCTGCGGCTTGCGGAGCGAAGGCGATACGGTGCAGGTTACTCCGACAAGTCCACCATCCGCGTCACCATCAACCCCATTCTTGGAGACTCCGCGAACAAGGTCATCATTGAGGGGCTGACGCGCGGGAACGATAACAATGCTGGGGCTCCGCGCTACAAAGTCAAAGAACTCCTTCTCAAGAACGGCGGCAGCGGCTATCTCGTCGCCCCGCAAATCAAGATCACCAGCGACTCCGGCTTTGGTGCCTACGCCACATGCAAGGTGAAGAACGGCAAAATCACAGAGGTGACACTGGAGAACGGCGGTGGCGGATACAAGACGGCCCCGAAGGTGGAGGTGGTGTCTGGCGGGGCAGAGGCATTCGCCGTATCCCGGCCGCACCTGCGCGGAACGTACCAGTGCTACTACCGCTACGCGGACGACACAGCAGAGGACAAAGGCGGGCCGATCCCCAGCAATCTCTCTCCGCTCAAGGAGATTGACGCAGGCGAGGGCAAGGCGTCTGTGTCGTGGACGGTTCCTGCTGCAACCGGGCGTGCCAAAAAGATCGAGTTGTGGCGCTCGACCGGCAATCAGGCTACGACCCTGTACCGCGTGACGACTCTGACAGGAACCACCTTCACCGACGACCTGACAGACGACGAACTGCGCGACCCAGATCGCGATGGCTACGCCGCCATGCCCATCGTCCTGCCGAACGGCGAACTCAACGCAAACCGGTTTGGAGTTCCACCCAGCGACAAGTCGGTGGTCGTGCGGTTCCAAGACCGTTTCTGGTATGGCGTGGACACAAGCGGCGACGAACCGAACCACATCTACTACTCGGAGGTGGACGAGCCGGAGAGCGTCCCTGACGCCAACGAGATCATCCTCCAGCAGAACGCCAGAGACGCCGACCGGCTGCGAGCCATGATTCCGTTCGGCTCCGCCCTGCTGCTGATGCAGGAGCGGCACTCGTACTCGCTCACGTTCGCCAAGACTCCGCTGCTTGATGCGCAGGTGACACCCATAGCGTATCGCGGGTGCGTGAACCAGCGTTGCTGGGACATCTACGACGGGACGTGCTACGTTCTCGACCAGTACGGAATCTACGGAATCGCTCCGACCGGGCAGATCGAGAACCTCTCAGACTCCATCGAGAACCTGTTCCGGGATCACGTTGACTACGGGTCGATGAAGTGGGCGTTCCTGCTGGTGGATGCCAAGACCAAGACGTTGAGGGCGTTCGTGCCGTTCAAGGAGGACAACCCCTCCGGATACCCCACTCGCGTGCTGTGCTACTCGCTCGACTCGAAGGCGTGGTGGTACGAGAAGTACCCTCAGCGCATCACTGGCGGTGCGCAGGTCCGCCTTTCCAACGGCGACTTCCGGTGCGCGTATGCAGGCCAGAGCGGGCCGCTCCTGCTCAACGAAGGCATGGCCGATCTAGGTCGAGGCTCTGTCGTGTCGGTGGCCCTCGTGAACGGCGGGACTGGCTACCGCACCCCACCTGCCGTCACCGCCACCGGCGGGAGCGGAGCGGAGTTCCAAGCCAGCATCAACGCTCAGGGTTCCGTCACGGCCATCTGGATCAACTCTCCGGGATACGGGTACTCGGGCGGCGGGCTGACGATCAGCGCTCCCGACGACCCGAAGGCCACCAACAAGACGAATGCGGTCGCCGTGTACACCACGACCGACAAGACCTCCGATATGCCGCTATACCCGACCTACCGCTTCAAGGGCGGCAATGCGGAACTCATCTCTGAGGCCCTCGACCCGAAGGCCGCAAGCGAGATGCAGCGTGGCATTACGCTCGCCTACGATCCGCAGCCAAACACCTGCGAGGTGGCTCTGCGGACGTATTACAACAACTCTCACTCGCCACGATACAACGTCGCTCCCCGCAACAGAGGCGTGGGGTTCACGCACAGCACGGTAGACGCCGGTGCCCGCTACGACATGGCCGCACCCACGCAGTCCACTGGGGCGGATAGCGGCGTTGCCACCGCCATGTTCACGGGCCGCACGCTTGCAGATGTGAAGTCGGCCGACCGGCATATCGCCGTCGAGTTGGCCGGTGCCCGCAAGAACGCCGATACGGTCACGTTCTACGGGCTTGAGATCGCAGGCACCGCAGGCAAGGCGGGTGGCTAATGTTCTCCGCACAGGCCGGTCAGATCGCGAACGCCCTCAAAGCGGCGGGGCTGGCCCCCGATGCGGCCCAGAAGATCGCCGCCATTCTCGGCAACGGCGTCCAGACTCTCGTCCGCACAAACCCGGAGACGGTTGACCTGACTCCGGAGGCCATGCGGTACGTGACGCCTGAACGCAGGACGTACCAACTGCCCGGACTCGACTTCCGTCAGGGCGACCCCGACTACCGGCCGACGCTGCTGGAGACGAGCGAAGAGAGGCGGGTTGCCCAGCAGGCCAGTACGGTGCGCCGGGAGCCGTCGCCGCAGCAGACCACTGCCACCTACCGCGTGCAGGGTGGGCAGTACACGGAGGCGAAGGGCAGGGGCGAGTCGGTGCAGGTGGACTTGAAGGTGAACGGTAGCGGTAGGGTCGCGCTTTTGGACCCGCAGAGCAACACTGTTCTAGGGAAGAACGTCCGCTGCGAAGCAGACGACTCCGGCCTGCGTTTCTTCATCGAGGAGACGGGTACAGAATTGGTGTGGCGGTTGCAGTTGAGCGATTTCCTTTCGGCATTCGGTCAAGAAATTGATGTGGTCACTGGTGCCACATTCGACGGCACAACCCTCACGTTCCCGAAGAAGCGGATTCGGGTGCTGGCGGCCGAAGACATAGCGCCTGACACCATCTCCACCACCTCCTGCGGATAGCCATGACACTCCGGACGCTTCGCGGAAGCCTTCTGCGAGTTGGTGCCGCACTTGCCGCTGGCGTGCAGTGCTGCTGCAATCGCTTCTGCCGCACCAGACCCGACGAGTGCGGCAATCCCGTGCAGGAGTGCAGCAACGATCCGGGCGACTCGCAGGAGCCATGCACCGAGTCGTGCGTGCCGCCTACAACTCCCTGCGAGTGCGGGCCGTTCGTTCCCTGCCCGCAGTGCTACGAGTGCGTTGACCGCAAGTGCGAGCGTATCGAGGAGTGCTGCGCTGACGGTGGGCCATGCCCACCATGCCACAAGTGCGAGGATGGTGTGTGCGTCCCGTGCGGGCCGTGCGAAGAGTGCGTCGATGGATACTGCCTGCCATGCGGCCCATGCACGGTCTGCGTTGAGGGGTTCTGCTATCCCTGCGGACCAGAAGAAAACTGCGTGGGCGGCGAGTGTCTCCCAAGAGTCGAATCTCACTACTGCTGCTGGGACGAGTGCCCCAACGACGAAAACGGTAATCCAAAAGACCCGCCGCCCACAACTACCTGCAAGCCCGCATCGTACGACGCCTTCGGCCAGCCACAGAGCCCGTGCGGCTTCGCGACCGTTCCATCGCCCGGAGGAGGCACTGGCACAGTTCAGTGCAGCCTCACCAAAAGCGGGCCGTACAGCACAAATACTGGAAGCGCTACTACATCGTGCATTTCCAACTGTCGGCGCTACGACTGCAAGCAGGACGGCTGCGGCACCCTGTCCTGCCAGCCCGACCCCGATGGCCCGTACGACACACTCGCGGAATGCCGTGATTCGTGTCCGGAAGACCCGTGCGCATTACCGTGCTCGTTTGCGGGTGGCAACGCTCCGGGCGTCTACTCCATAGACGGCTGCGAGCGCGAGATTTGCGTGAACTACAGCAGCCCTGCGGGACGACCGATCCGCGTGCAGATTTGGGGGCCGATCATGGTCGACGGCTGCCCGCAGCCCGGAAGTCGAGTAATAAAGCGCGACTCAGGCTGGCGAGGTTTTGAGTGCTGCGACTGCCCGGACGACAGGAACGGAGGCGACCTAGACGGGGAGCCGCACGGCACGCTCACGTGGAGCAAGCCTGCGGGCGCAACGCAATTCGAGGTGGTTGTTCTGAACCCGTGCCCCGTGTTCGGCATCAGCGTGCAACTCGACATCAAGTGCGACGACGCGTGCGACGACCTTGAGATAGCGCGCTGCATGTGCGTCGACGGAAACGACTGCGGCCCGGAGTGCGCGTGCTGCGGAGGCGTGTGCGCCAAGCCATGCGAATGCGATGGTATCGCGGACGGAATTGATACGTTTTGCCAGCCTAAGGGCAACGTATGGTCTGCGCCGTGCCCGGGCGGCGGTGCATTGTTCTATCCGCCATGCGAGTGCGAGAACGACACGCAAGCAGTGTATTACGGTGAACCCTCCGGACTATTTAGCGAGCCCAGCACGCCGCTCAAGCCCGGAAAGAACCTGCTGGGATGCCACAAACGAATCTTGTATGCGTCTACGTCGTATGGCAGATACCAAGAGCCCGGCGATTGCCCGACGGGGAATCCCAACTACTCCTGCTGCGTAAAGGTGAAGTTCAAGAAAAAACTGTACGTGTGTGATGGCGACCGCCTTCGCGACGTTACAGAAGATTATTACGTCAGCAAAGCCGATTGCGTTGGCGACCCCATAGATGATTGCCAAGTCAACTCCGGGCCGCCGTTCGGCGCGGTTATCGTCAATCTCGGGAACTGCCCGGAAGGCACGTACTGCGTGAAAATGAACCCCCGAGAGTGTATGCCGTGCGCCGAATGCGATGCTGTCGAGCCGGACACTGGATTTTTTGACACCGCCCCCACCTGCCTTCCACCACCATGAACACAGTCCACTTTTCTTGGGAATCTATCGAGCGTGCGGCTTCCGAGCGGCCTCAGGGCTACATACAGGACATAATTGCTGCCGGAACTCTGCACACGGCAGGCGACCAAAAGATCGGGGTAACGCTCTCCGCGAAAGCGTACGAAGCCCTCAAAGCCAAGTACCGCGAAGGGTACGTTCCTCAGGAGGTGGAGGAGCCACCGCCGCCACCACCACAGCCCCCAGCCTCCGGGCCCGGCACAGAACTCAAAGCCCTCCTCAAAGACTGGCTCGGCATCCAAGCCAGCCCCAACTGCTCGTGTAACGCCAGAGCCCGCCAGATGGACGAGTGGGGTCCGGACCTCTGCGAGCAGAACATCCCGACCATCGTGGGCTGGCTGGAGGAGCAGGCGACGGCCAGGAAACTCCCGTTCGTGCGCTTTGCCGCAGAACAGGCCGTGAAACTGGCGATTCGGCGGGCACGGAAAAAGGTCGCTCGGTAGGCAGTCGGGGGACATAAATCCTGTGGAAAGGCCACAGGTTTATGGCTTCGTATCTGCCCCCATATCTGACGAGCGCCCGCCGCACCGTCAGCGCTCCCGGACTGCGTTCGTCCACCACGTACGACTACAGCGGGTCGGACGAGATTCTCAAGCGGAAGAAGGAGGCTGGCGACCTCTCTGCCGCCTACTCCGACCAGTTGATGAACGACCCGCTGGCTTCTGTGTCTACGGGCCATCGCATCCGCAATCTCCTGTCGTCGCTCAACGAGATCGCCCCCGTCCGGATTGCGGGCCAGTCGCAGGACTACGACGGCCCCAGCGAAAGCGCCGAGTTGGGGGGCACGCACGACGAGCCGAAGGAAAACCGACCCGCAGGCAGCCCGTCCGTCGTGGCTGGATACAAGCCCCCGAACAGGCAGAACTCGGGTTTCCGCAAGAAAGCGATGAGCAACAACATCGCAGGCAACCCTCAAGGGATCGGCAACGACGGCCGGTCGCTTGGCAACTTCTACGCATAGGAGACGAGAGATGCCCTACATGGGTTCAAGAGGCGTTGGTGTGTACGACCCCATCGACACGAAGAAGGCCCAGTGGAGTGGCAGCCTTGTCGGAATGGACAGAGGCAACGAGATGGCAAAGGCCCACGAGCACCTTGATCGACAGGACGAGGAGGGGCGGCAGGAGTACCACCAGAACCGCGCTCAAGCCACTTGGCAAGCAGCCCATGAACGCAACCTGCAAGCGTCTGAGGCACAGCGCCGCCAGTACGACTCCGAGACGGCCCGCATGGGACAGGACAAGAAGTACGGCCTGCTTGGCGGGCTCCTGAGGGGCTTCTGATGTACGCGGCTGTCGGCCAGAACCCCTCGAAGCAGTTGCTCTCCGGGCTCACCAAGAAGACCGGCGATGCGGGTGCGTTTGGCAAGGGTCAGGCGATGGCGGCTGCGGCCGGGCTCGGCATGGACCGTGAGCAGAAGAACCAAGAGTTTGGCGTCCAGCAGATGAAGGAGGACAGCCAACTTCGTCAGCAGGGCAACCAGAACATGGCGCAGCGTGCAGGCAACGAAGTGGACGCCCGGATGCAGAAGGGGGCACTGGACTCCCGAAGGTCGGTGTTCGACACCGGCATGAACTTCGACTACGCAGCCCTGCGGAAGCGGAAGCAGACGAACCTCCAGCAAGCCCTCCTCAACAACATGGCGAGGGACTTCTGATGGCGGTGTTTGCCGACCGCTCGCTCCCGCAGCAGACGCCTTCCCCGCTGGCCCCCAAGCCTGTGGGCACGAAGCAGGCATCCCCGCCGTCGTACGGCTATATGCCGCCGATGATCTCCGACTCGAAGGTGAACGACCAGACGAACAACCTCTACGCCGCCTCCGCTGGTGCGGGCCGCGCAGCCATGCAGGGCATGGATCGGGCTGGCGTCTCTCGCGGGCGTGGTCAGCAGTTGCGTGCCGACATGGCGCAGGCCGGAGCCGATGTGCAGGCCGCTACTGGTGCAGCGCAGGTCGAGATGGGCGTGCAGGACGCCAACCAACGGGCTCGTCAGGCGTACGAGACGACCATGCGTGGCGAGCAACTGGGCAACGCCGGGCTGCTTGAAGGACTCCGTGCGGCCAACGTGCGTGAGCGTTACGCGAAACAAGGCTGGCAGCAGGACTTACTAGAGGCAATTCGTCGTGGTCAGTTTGGGCTGGATTCCATCTACCTCGACAAGACGCCGCTGATCGACTCGTTACTTCGCAATTAGGAGCAAGCAAGGCATGGATGCCGAACTGGACATTGACGATCTCCCGCCGAAGGTGCTGCGCAAGATGCTGCGGCAACTCATGGCGAAGAAGGGCAAGCCTCGCTCAGAGCAGGGCGAAGAGGCGGAGGATGCTGCCGAGAAGGAGCGGGAGGACTTGGCTGACCTCCACGCCGAACACAAGGGCAAGGGCCCTGACATCCCCGTCACCGACGACGACCTCCCGGAAGCCCTCAAGAGCGAGGACGACGACGCGGACTCTGAGAGCGAAGACGTCCCGGCCAAGAAGCGAGGGAAGTAAGTGGGAATCTCGCAGGCAGCACAGAAGGCGGCGAGGGCGGCCAGTAACGCGGCTTCGCTCACGCCTCGCCAAGTCCTCGCGGCCAAGATGACGCCCCAGTCTCGGGCGTTGCGTCTGCGGCAACTTCAAGAGTTGCTGACTGGCGCTGGCCCGGAGGGCATGGAGTTGCGGGCCTCCATTGCCGCCGAGAACCGTGCTGCTGCGCAGGCCCGTGCTGCCGCTCGCGAGGCACAGGCAGGGCCAGTCCTGCAAGAGATGCGTGCGCGACAGGCTGGCGTTGGCGAAGACATCCCGCGACCACGCCCGGCATCACCCGCTTCTCCTGTCCCGGCCGCAGAGCCGGACATTCCGGGCCCGTACCCCGTGACGATGGACAGAGCCCGTGAGATTTTCCGCAAAGTGCAGGAGGAGGGGCAGGACTCCCTCGCCGTCGAAGACCTCATTCTCATAGAAGACTTGCAGGAAGGGCGGGCCGTACTGACCAACACAGTCACGGCAGACGCATCCCCCGACCTGACAGCCACCGCTGACGCCACGCCGCTTGACGGCAACCTTGAGCAGTCGGCCGTCGAGATTGGTGAGGGGCCGGACGTTCCTCGACAGGCCACCAACCCGAACCTCCGCAAGGGACGCACCAAGCGCGAGACGAAGGTGGAGCGGCTGCGAAACCTCATCGACCAGTACGCTGGGGATGGAGCATCGCAGGAGGCGGCAAAGCCGCAGTTCGTTCGTGGCGTACAGAAAAGCATTGACGCCCTGACGCCGGAAGAGCGCGCTGATCTCATCGCATCGTACGGCGATGATCGTGTGGCTCGCCGTCGCCTCAACCTCATTGCCGAGATGGCGGGCGACTTCCGCCGTGACCCGAATGCTCGCGCTGCCCAGCAGGTTGCCGAAGCCGCCGACGAGCGCGCCGCATCTGGAACACCACGCTCGCCGCGAACCTCGTTCATGGAGGGCGTCGGTCCCGGCCTTCCGTCCATCGCGTCACGGTTCAACGAACTGCCCCCCTCAATCCGCGCAGAGATTGTCGAGAAACTGAGCCCAGAGGCTCGTGCGATTTTGGCTCAGGACGCGGACGGTGCGTCCGTCAGCCCAGAGGCCGTCGATGCACTGATGACGCCGGTCAACTCCGGCGACGATTTGGTGCAAGAACTCAACACCCTAATCGCAGACCCGTACCACAACGTGGAAACGGCTGACACGCTGCGATCCCTTGTGCGGGAACTGCCCGCCGATCAGCGAGCAGCAGCCATAGCCGCCGTCCGCCGACGCTCAGCCATTGAGGCCGAACTGCGAAACGCTGTGCAGCAGGCAGACCCCGCTCCGCAGGCCGCAGCCAGCGCCGGTCAGCCTTCCTTGCGTCGTCCCGGCGCTATGTCTCCAGAGGTTGCGACTAACGCTGCCGTCGAGCCGCCCACGTGGTTGGACGATGAACTAGGGGCCATGCGGCAAGCGGAGGCGGCGCAGACTCAGGCCCGCAATGCTCCGGGCATGGACATGGACAAGCGGCTGCGACTGCACTACGGCGACGAGGCCGTTGATTACCTGACGCAACAGCAGGCGGCTGTGGAGGCACTGCCCGACAGTCAGCAGAAGACTGATGCGTTGGCGCAACTGAAGCGCGTCCGCACGAACGCCATTAGGAAACTTCCCCTGTGGCTCAAGGGCGAAGACGACATGCTCGGTGCGTTTGAGCCGCGCGTCGATCCGAACGCCCCTGGATTCCAAGACACGAACGTGGGGCAGCGCCGCCACTACGACGATGCGGTGATTGCGTTTGCGGGTGGCAGCAGGCCGCGCGGTGCGGAGCGATTGAATCGTGCATCCGACTCACTGTCGCCCGCTGATCGGGCCACCCTTGCCGACGAAGTTGTTGACGAGTTCGGGGACGACGCAGCCGCCATGCTTCCGGATTCCGGAGAAGTCTCTGGTGCCGACCTGCGGGCGAACAATCCCGGCGGCGGTGGTCGCGTGCGTGGCGGGCGACTGTCTAACGAGCGGTTGATGGGCGCTGGGCAGTACCTGTTCGGCGGTCGCAACCCGCTGTCCTATGGCATGACGGCCGAACAAGTTGCCGACGAGATTCTGTCGAAGGGGCCATACCAGATCGGCACGGCCGACTACGACATGGCTCGTGAGGGCATTGTTCGCAACATCGAGCAGTTCTACGGCGGGGAGAGCGCTGACGACCTGTCTAACGCGCCTGCCATGACGTCGCAGGTGAGTCCTGGCGAGGAGCGGCAGTTCCAGCCGGGCCTCATCACTACCAACCGCATTACGACAGACAGCGATGGCAACCCTGCCTACATGAGCGAGGCCGACCTCCCGCCGCCCGCACGGCAGGAGTTGATTGAAAGCCAAGTTGAGACACGAGTGCCGGGCCGCGCCAACCCCTGGTCGGGAGTCGAGGAGTACGACCAGCGGCGGGTGGAGGTTGTGCGGGCTCGCATTGCGCATGACCGTGCAGTCCGCGCTGTCGCAAAGGCGGAGAACGCAAAGAACTACGACCCTGCGGCGGTGCAGGCAGCACGCCAAGCAGCCCGCCAGTCCGCCGATGAACTCGGGGCTGCTGAGTCTGCATTTGCGCAGGTGGACAGTGCCGATGCCTCTCGTCCGGGCCTGACGTACAACGACATGGCGAACTCGGTGTCGCTGTTTGAGCCATCTCCGGGATCATTGGCCGACGACCTGCCGTCCACCGCCACGCCAGCGTCGGCCGGTGTCAAGCGGTTTGACCCCAAGACAGGCGAGTGGGCGCGATCCTCTCTTGGCGGCAAACCAAAGCAGCCCAAGACCGTGACGGCGACAGTGGTTGGCAGCACGACCAACTCCGGACAAACCCTGCCGCCCGCAGGCCAGTTGGCCCTTCCGGGCCCGAAGCCGCTGCCTAATCAAGTCAACCTCAACTCCTCAGCCACAGAACTGGGCGAGGTGTCGCCCGTCGCGGACCCCCTTGCTACGGCCGCAACGGGCAGCGGCGGCGCATCGTCCGCCAAAGCAACGCGGGCCTACACGCCGGAAGAGATTGAAGACGCCGCGACAGAGGCATACGGGATGGCCTACCAAACGGCAAAAGACGAAGGCATGGGCAACGCGGACGCACAGGCTGTGGCACGAGACGCCGCCGACAAGGTGCGGGCCGAGATGCAAGCGAGCGGCACCCTGCCACCGGCAGACGGTTCGACCGCCGCCCCCAAGCCAGAGGCTGCGACAAAGACCGACCCGGCCTCTGCCCCAAAGGCGGACGGGGAAACACTCGATCCCGTCGCTGACCCGCAGGCGAATGGCAGCAGCACCAAGAGCGAAGCGGCAGACGCCAGCACAAAACCCGCCGATGACGGTCCGACCAAGCCCGCCAAAGACGGCGACACCCCCGCCAAGAAGTCCGACTCCGATCCGTCCGGCAAAGACAAGACGCCGCCACCGAAGAAGGGCTGGTTTACGTGGCCCCGCGCTCTCGTGGGTGCGGCTACGGCCGGTGGCTTGATTGCGGCAAACATGGGCGGACGGTCGGCCAACGTCATGGCCGGTGGCCCCATCCCCGTCCCGCCCGGCGGCGGTGGCGTGGGCATGGACGACGCCGCAGCAGAGATGGACGCCATCGACCGTGCATTGGAGCGGATTCGTGGCTCCCGCCGCAATGACGGTATGCCGACGACACAAGTAATACAGAACTGGACTGGCTGGAGGTAAGCACTATGACGCCCGCACAAGACAAAGCACGGATGCTTCTGGAACTCCAGCGGCAAGCGCGACAGGCTCCGGTCCTCGATCTTCCGGATGCTCGCCCAGACCCGATGGAGTTGCCGGAGGTCACGGTCGAGCGCATGAACCCTGCGACTGGCGCGTTTGAGCCTGACCTGCGGCCGGATGCAGAGGCGAGGATGCGGTCGCAAGAAGCCCGCCAGCAGCAGACGCGAGATGCGGCTGCGAATACCGCACGGCAGGCTGCTGCGCAGGGCGGTTCTGCGCAGGGCGCTTTGGCTCGTGGTCAACGGGCATGGCAAGAGGGCGGCGATGCATCCGCAGACGCCCCTGCGGCCGGTTTCGCAACCCTGTCTCCGGCCGCACAGGCCAACTTGCGCAAGAAGTACGAGAACAGCGGCCACACCCAGACCATGCCGTTCGAGGACTGGTATCAAGACAACTTCACCGGCTCGTTCCCGCACGAAGTGGAAACGGCCGCTGGCCGCACCGTCCGGATTCAAGGCGGCAAAGACCCCACGCTCGAACCGGGCCAGAACAGTGCCGTCGCTCAGTCTCGGGTAGCCGCCGGGAAGCCGCTGCCAGAAGGCCGCGAGGCCAGCCAGTACAGCGAGGAGCAACGCCGCCGAATGCAGCGGAACGTCCACAGCCCAGAAGTTCCGATGACTCGCTTCGGCGGCACGTTCACTCATAACGTGGACGGGTCCGTGTCGTCGCGGGCACCGAATCCACAGATGCTTGAGACGGCCGACCAGATCGCCGCCGACCCGGAGCAGGGGGCTGGCTCTGCGTCACACACGATGGCGCTTGCTATGGCCTACGGCATCGACGCCTCGCAGTACGGCGATGACATGGACTTGCTCAAGGCTGACGTCATGCGAGAGAAGCAGCGGCACGACGCGCTGGGGAAGTCCTACGACGTCGTTGACAACGGCATGGGCGGTTTCCGCTACAAGTTCAACCAGCAGAAGTCGAACGAAGCCGTCGCTGACCGCGAAGCAGGGATGAGCGATCAGCGGAAGTTGCAGTTCGCCAAAGAAATCTACGCCCGCCACAGGGGGTTGACCGGCGAGGACGGCAAGCCGTTCCTGACGTTCGAGGACGTCATGAACAAAGCCTCTACGCCCAACGGCTTCGCAGAACTGCGAATGCTGAACCAGTCGGCCAATGCAATGGCTGGCGGGATGCGGGCACAGAACGTCCGCAACAACTGGGCCAACCGCAACATGACGATTGCTGCGAACAACCCGATGGTCGCTCAGGGCTTGTACATGCGGAGCCTGCAAGCCGCCGCCGAAAGCGGTGATCCGTTCCGGGTGGCGGCAGTTCATTCGTCATTCGGCAACGACCGTGCGGCTCGTGACTATATGTCGCTGGCTGCACAGCAGGCCGATGCGGCTGCGGTGGTGGCGGCGGGAGAGTCGGCCGCGCGGGCGAGGGATCAGGATACGCCAGCGGACAAGCCGTACGCCGAACGGTTCAGCGAAGAAGTGGCGGCTGCGATGCGGAACCCGGACCCCGTGACGAGACGCACCGCACTCATCGGCATCCTCACCAAGATGGAGGTTGTGCCTCCCGATCAAGTCGAGAAGGTGGCCGACGCCCTCATCATGTCGGCCTCCGGCGGTGCCGTTACGCCTGAGCAAACGCGCACGTGGTGGCAGTGGCTCACTGGCACGCCGCAAACTCCGGCGGCACCACAGCAACCCAAACCACTGCCCGCTGGCGTGCCGGGTCCGGCCCTTCCGCCCCAGCAGGCGGCAACGCCCGGCACCGCTCCGCCCGCATCTGGTCGTGGAGCAATGGCGGATGCGGCAGATACAGCCATTAGGGATTTCTTTTCCGGCACCGGCCCGCGACTCCCTAATACGAACCACCCATATCGTCGCGGATCGTGATGAATGGAACTCTTCGACCGCCCACGAATCGGCAAGCGGCCTCCCGGCTATCTGCCGCTGTTTGACGAAGCGGCGCTGGCGGACGAGGACGTTCGTCAGGGTGTGGTCAGCCCTTTCGAGCGCGACTCCGTGCTGCGGCAAGCCGGAGAACTGGCCGGTGGCACCGTTGGCCGCGTAGCCGACACGCTCTCCGCTCCAGGCGACTACCTGCGAGGTGCCCTCGCCGGTCGGGCTGGCGAACGGGTGAGCGGACGCGACCTCCTCAAGTCCTACGGCATCGTTCCCCAAGAGGACAACTGGGGATCATTCGTAGCGGGCTTGGGGGTTGACCTCGTAACGGACCCCCTCAGTTTCGTCTCGGGTCCGGCGACCGCACTGACGAAGGCCGGTCGGGCCGCAGAGGCGGCGGGCCTGCTCGACAATGCGGCGACCGTCGCCACCAAGAAGGCCATCTCCTCAGGTGCGGTGGCCGCAGGCGACATCCCGCAGGTTGCAAAGAACACACTGGGTGAGTTGCAAAAGACCGGACGCACTCTCAGCACCTTTGATCCCGCCGTCGTGGGACGCCCTCTATACGGCACCAGAACGGCCCGTAGAGCCGTCACGCTGGACGACCTCATCCAGTACGCAGACGACCCAGAGAAGGCCGCAGAGGCCGCTAGACGGTTTCTGGGGGATGGGTTTGAGGCTGCTCGTGGGCAGCGGCTCTCTGACTCGTTCGGTCTAGGGCTCCCGCTGGGCGATGCGAAGATCACCGGAGACTTTCTGGGCGAGGGATTTGGCAACGCCTACGCCGACGCCCTCGACACGCTGGGGCAGAAGGTTCGGTGGTCGGGGCCGGGCCGCGTTGCCGCCGCCATGTTCAACAACAAGGTGTTCGGAGCGATTGACCCAGAGGAGCAACTGACGAACATCGCCAACTTCGAGGCCCGCCGCAAGGCAGGATCGCTGGCTCGTGGCTCCCACGCCTACAACGTCACCAAACTCTGGGAGTCCACTCCAGAAGCCTTCACCGAAGACGGCAACCGGATCATGGGGCGGCTGATCGAGACGCCTGAGGAGGCGTGGGATGCAGCCGACAAGGCGTGGCTCGACGCCCGACCGGGTGCCAAGAACTACATCGGCTACTGGAAGGACATTCGTGACGAGGCTCTGGATCGCTCCCGCAAGGCCGGGCTCTCCGACGCAGAGGCCATCGACGCCTACGGCACCGAGTACCTCCCTCGCCGGGCCGCTGCCGCACTGGAGATGGCTGGCAAGCGGGACAAGAAACTGGGCGACGTCCTCTCCGCATTCACGGGCGATATGCTCCGCCGCACCGATGCGTTTCAGTTGCCAGGCGGACGCAACACCATCATGGAGTTGTCGCAAGACCCTGTGGTGGCGGGCGCGAAGCGGACGGCAGGCAGCGACGAGGCTGCTGCCCAGCACATCATCGACAAACTGACTCCGCTCGTGCAGCCAGGACAGCCTCCCATCGAAATGAAGCAGGCGATCAAGGTCGCTCGCACGCTGAACGAACTCCCGGACGACGTTATCAAGCAGGCTCCGCTGTTCGGCCAGCACCCAGTCGAGAGCATCGGCTCGTACCTGACGGGGCGGGCGGAGGCCGAAGCCACGATGAGTACGATGCACGACTCGCTGGCGACGTTTGCTGCAAGGGGTGCGTACAGCGGCAAGAGTCGCCACATCTCCATGCAAGAGGCGCTCAACCGGATCGGCTCCAAGACCTACGACGACGCCTCCGAGTTCATCACCGACGAGGCTGGGCAGTTTGTCCGCAATGCCCAAGAGGGCGGTGCCCAGCAGATGCGGGAGCGTCTTGGCAAACTCTGGGGCATGGACCCGGACGACATCAAGTTGTCTGAGGTGTCCATTCCGGAGGAGGCCGTCGAGCGGCTGACGAGGGCGAGGGACGTCTACTCCAGCGGCGAAGCGGCAGGAGCGCTGGCAAAGTACCTCGACCGCTACACGGCGGCATGGCGTGGCTCGATCCTTACGTGGCCCTCCCGTGCAGTGCGTGACCTCTACTCCGGTGCGGTGAGCAACTGGCTCGCCGGTGCGTTCGAGCCGGGTGCGGTGGGTGCCGCAGCGGGCCTCATGTCCGATGGCCCCAACAGCCCTGCGTTCCGCAAGTGGCTTGCGAGCCAGAGCCGCTACTCCGGAGACGACGGGCTGGCCCTGTTCTTCCAAGACCTGCACGCCAACCAACTGGTGCAGGGTAACGGCCAGATGTACGGCGAGTTGCAGGCCAGCACGCTGGGCAACGCCGCCCTCGATCCCATCGTTGGCGCTCGGCCCATCAACATCGGCACCATGCTGGGCGAGTTTGCTCCGCAGCAGGGCCGCTCGTGGACGCAGGCGTGGCAGGACTTCAAGACTTGGCGGTCACAACTCGACCCGTACGTGGAGACGAAGAACCCAGTCCTGCGGGCAGGTGAGCAGATGAACTCCCTGACGGACGGCATCAACCGCATCAGCGGTTTCATGTCGCTCGTCGGGCAGGGCTTCGACCCCGCCGCTGCGGCTGCGCGAATCAAGGGTGTGCAGGCTGATATGAGCAGCCTTAGTGACTTCGAACGCCGCTATCTCAAGAACATTTTCCCCTGGTACACGTACCAGAGCAGGATTTTCCGGGAGATTCTCAAGCAGTTGGTCGAGCGACCGGGCGGACGGTACGGCCAAATCTTGCAGGGAACCGAGAACGCGCAGGAGTCGAACGACGGACAGTACATCCCGTCGTCGCTCCGCTCGCAGTTCGCCGTTCCGGTGCCGGAGATGCTGGGCGGACGTCCTGCGCCGGGCACGCAGCGGTACTGGACAGACCTCGATTTTCCCGGCTTCGATCAGATCAACATGATCGAGACTCCCGGCACTCCTTCGGGGGCGATATACGGCACGGCTCGTCAACTCGGGTTGCAGTTGCATCCGGCGTATCGCATGGGTGCAGAACTACTCTCCGGGCAGGACTTTTTCACTCGCCGCCCGCTGGGGGAATCCACTTCTACCCTCGACGCCATCGGCCGGAACGTCACGGGCGACCGCTCGTTCGACGTTCCGGCGATTCTGGAGAAGCCCATCGAGGCACTGCCGTTCGTCGGCCGTCCACTCTATATGGCCCGCTCACTGACCGACCTGCGAGGAGACGCTCCGCTCTCGTCCCGCGTTGCCAAGACTGCGGTGAACGCATTGACCGGCACGAAGTTCCGGGACGTTTCGCAGGAGGAGGCACTGGCCGACGCCATCCGGGAGATCGAGGGGAGCATCGACCCGTACACCCGCGAGTTCAAACAAGTCTACATCCCGAAGGACATGGAGCCGGAGGTGCCAGCGTGGGCGCTCCAGCGGCAGGCCGTCGCTCGTGGTCTGGCACGGGAACGCCGCGACCTCCGCAAGCCTCGCAGCGAGCGAGACAAGCGGAAGAAGAAGAGGAAGTCCGACACGCAGACGCCCTCACTGTTCGATTAGTTGCGGCACGCGAGGGATGTCCCGCCTGACCTGCGACCAATCTATGTAGCAGCGTTCTGCTAGGCCCGGCGTCTTGTGACCCAAGTGGAGTTTGCCCTTGCCAGGATTCTCCATTTCCACATGGGTCGCCCCAGACCGCCTCAACCACTTACTGCTGCCGGTGAACTTGATGGACTTGAGGTAGGCCCGCATCCGGCGGCGACCTGAGTTCCGGGTCATCACCCAGCCCAGCACTCTCCCGTCCGGAGACTTTGCCAGCATTGCATTGACAGCATCGAGGCAGGCTGGGGAAAGGGTCTTGAGGTGCGGCTCGCCCGTCTTGTGCTGCGACCACCGCACCACATCGCCATCGAAGTCTTCGGCCCGCAGTTTCCAGAGGTCGCCCTGCCTCGCCCCCACCTCGTACCCCAAGAGCATCCATGCCCGGAGGAACAGGCCAAGTGTCACGCCCCTCTTGCGGATCGGTTCGGCCAGCAGGAAAGTGCCCTTGACAGCCGTACAGCACTGTTCTAGAGTCCACGCCCGAGTAGGACGCCTTGCCACTTTGATCTTGACAAGTCCTCGTGGAAGGGTGTCCACTACTCCGGTGTCGTAGGCCCACCTCCAGATACCCACGAGGATGGCTCGCTCGGTGGAGACAGTGATGGACGCCACTTCCGTGAGTCGCTTTTGTAGGTATCGGTTGATGGAATCGACGGACAGGGTTCGGCACTGCCCGCAGGTGTGCCGCACGTTGTAGGCGTAGTGAGGACTGACAACTCGTGAGCGCAGGTAGCGCTCGCAAAGCACTGGCAAAGAAGGGACTCTCATGGTGGTGGCCTCGCTCAGTAGTCGGGATGATGCCGTCGTCGTCGAGGGGAGTAAATCCCCCGCTACGACCGCTACAGCCCGCACAGTCGACGGGCACCTACAAGCACCATGTACGGTCGCAACGGAACCGTACATGCAGTGTGTGGGTGCGGAGGTTCGGCGTGGCGAACCGAACGAGTCGTACCACGCCAAAGACGGCCACAAGTCGTGCAGCCCGGTCAAGACGTTTTGCGAGAGCGTCCGGCTATACCACGCCCGCCATGTGACGCAGACGCTGCCGCCGCTGAGTGGCGATGCCGTGTATCACGGCTCCCTCCTGCACGAATGGTGGGAAGCCGATTTCAGCGACGGCTTCCTTGCCACCCTAGCGGTTCCTCCGGAATCAACCCTAACCAGCACGGGACTGATTGGCAAAGAAGCCAAGCAGCATTGCGCCGACCACTTCCCGGCTGGGGCCAAAATCGTGGCTCCGAAGGAGGTTGGACAGTTGCGCAGGGAGCGAGATGCCCTGCTTGCCAACCCGGCGTTCGTTGAACTGAACGAACGTGTAGTGGATCGGGAAATCTCCGTTCGCTGGGAGCAGGACGGGCACCGGCTCAAGAGCAAGTTCGACGCCTTGACCGACGAGTTCGCCCTCGACCTCAAGACGACTCGCGAGGAGGACATCCTCGCCTCGTTCCACGATTCGGTGGTGCGGTTCAAGTACCACCTCCAAGACGCTTGGTATCAGTGCGGGATGGCGGCGATGGGCATGACCCCGCAGCCGCTCCGCTTCATCGTCATCAGCACCTCCGCCGCCCACGACTGTCAGGTCGTGACTCTCCCGCAGGAGGTGATCGACGCCGGTCGCCGCCTCATGGACAAGGCGCTGGCTGACCTCCGACTCCGTGAAGAACTCGACTGGTGGTTGCCGGAAACGCACGGTCGCGTTGTTGAACTTCCATTTCCGGCTCATGCACTGAGGAGACTGTGATGGCTGGCATTTATACATCGGTGTGGCAGGAGCAGAGCGAACACGTTGACGAACTCTACGCCGCAATGGCGAAGGCGTTCGGTGAACTCAAGAACGCTCCTCGCACCTGCTACTCCAACTGGGCGAAGAAGGATCGCAAGACCGGCGAGTTGGTGCCGGACTACGCCGACCTCGCCACCGTGTTCGACACCATCCGTGCGGTGTACGGCAAGAACGGACTGAGCATCCGCCAGACGTTTCACCCCCACAAGGACGACGGGACGCTCATGCTCGTGACCACCATCGGTCACAGCAGTGGGCAGTTCGAGCGTTCGTACCTCCCCATGAAGGGCAACATCCCGCCGCAGGAGATCGCCAAGACGGCGACCTACCTCAAGCGCGTTGCCCTGTGTGCGGCGGTGGGCATCGCTGCGGACGACGACGACGACGGCGAAACGGCCAACCGCTCGACGGCGGTGGCGGTGGCGAACGACGAGGTTCGCATCGAGCAGGCCCTTGTGTCGAAGGTGCGGTCGGCAAAGGACGCCGCTGCCCGCAAGGCAGAGGTTGCTCGTGCAAAGAAGGGCGTCAGCGAGGGAATGCTGCCACCCGCTGCTGCGGAACGGATCGAGAAGTTGGCGGCTGACCTCGACGCAAAGGCGTCCGGCCAGAAGGAGCGTGAACCAGCGTTGGCTTGATCCCACACACCACGAGGTCTGGGTGGAACCTCAGCGCCGTGCCGGACGGCGGAACCAGATCATCCGGCACTTTTTCCTATGAACGAAAAACTCCTGGCCTACTCACGACTTGTCGCAATCGCCGCAGCCCAGAACCGTCTGGATGCGGAGGCTGCACTGACGTTCTGCGCCCAAGCCGTCCCGCAACTGCTGGCGGAACTGGAGGTGCTGTCTCGCGTCAACGCGAAGTTCGAGACGGTGCTGCAACTGACTCCGCAGCCGGAGGCAAAGCCCTGCGAGGCGACGATTTGCAGCGACCGGTGGAAGAAGCCGGAGCCCGCTGCCGCAGTCAAAAAGCCACGCAAGCCACGCAAGAAGAAGGCGAGGGCGAAATGACCGAAGAAGTGTCCCGCCAAGTCGAGCGTGCCGCCAAGCGTCAGTTCCTCCGCGACTACCAGTTGCGTGCGGTCGAGGACGTTTGCCGTGCCGCCAAGAACGGCGAGCGCCGCATCACCGTTTGCCAGCCTGTCGGCACCGGCAAGACGGAGGTGGTGGCGGAACTGTGCCGTATCGCCAAACATCCGCTGTTTATCGTCCCGCTGATCGACCTCATGCGGCAGGGCCGTGACCGTCTGGAATTGCGACTGGGGGAGAAGTGCGACGTCGAGCATCAAGGCAGTCGGGCGGAGTGGATCGACGGCCTGCGGAGCCGGGTGATCGTCGGCTCACGAGACAGCCTGCTCTCTCAAGACCGGTTCAAGGCCCGTGCGTACGACCGCGTGTCCCTCGTGTGCGTGGACGAGTGCCACTATAAGATGACGGCTGAGATGGAGCGGATGCTGTGCCACTTCGAGCAGCAGGGGGCGACCGTCGTGGGCTTCTCTGCCACGCCCTACAAGGGCAAGGGCAAGGGGTTGCGGTACTTCCCCAGACCGCAGTCGGTCTACACGCTGCGGCAGGCGCTCGATGATGCGTGGCTGGTGCCACCCAAGTGCTTCGTCAGCGAATCGAAGTCGTTCGACCTCACGCTCGTGGACGAGGTGGCTGGCGAGTGGGATCGCAAGCAGTTGAGCGACATCCTCACGGCCGAACACTGCGCCCAAGAGGTGACATCGCTCGTGCTCTCCACGTTCCGGCAGCAGCCAAGCGTGGTCTACGCCCACAACGTCCGGCAGGCCCAGTTGCTGGCGGAGGTGTTCGGGCGCTACGGCACCCGAGTCAGCATCGTCTACTCAAAGCAGCGTCCGGACGAGCGCAAGGCGAACATGGATGCGTTCCTGTCGGGTGCCACCAAGATCATCGTGAACGTGGGCATCTTGGGCTTCGGCTGGGACTTTCCAGAACTGGTCAACATCTATTCGGCCGCACCGACCAAGAGCCCCTCGAAACTGGAGCAACGCATCGGTCGCGGAACCCGTGCCAAGACCGGCACCCTTCACCCGGAGATGACTGTCGATGAACGTCGGGCAGCGATCCTTGCCAGCGGCAAGCCGCACTTCAACTACTACGACATCACGGGCAACATCCGCAACCAGCAACTCCTCACGGTGTTCGACATTCTCGACGCGAAGGTTCGCAAGTCACCCACGCGCCGTGAGCAACTGGCGGGCACGCTCTCGATGGACGGCGTTGATCCGCTGGAGGCCATCCGAGAGGCAGACGCTGCCGACCATGAGGCGCTGGAGCGGCAAGCGCAGGAGTTGTTCGAGAAGCGCAAGTCGCTGCTGGTCGGAGTGACGTTCGACCACGAGTCACGCGATCCCTTCGCCAAGCCTGAGGGGAAGAAGCAGCGTGGCTGGAGGATGATGTACGGCAAGTATCGGGGCCAGCCGCTGACCTCGATTCCTGAGGGCTACCTGTCTTGGGTCATGGCGTCCACGAAGAAGGAGTCGCCGTTCAAGTCCGCGATCCGCAAGGAACTGGATCGCCGCTCGAAGGAGGCTCGCCCGTCCTAACAGGAGGCGTGCATGGAGGCACCAGATGGTCGCGTCATATGTGAAATCGGGATCGCGATGGCTGTGGAGCGTCTGCTCCGCGAAGGCTTCGCGGTCGCCATTCCGCTGGTCGATGACGGGTATGACCTGCTGGCCTTTCAAGAGCGCCTGTATTGGAGGCTTCAAGTCAAGGCCAGCGGTTCTCAGGGGAAGAACCGTTCCCGCATCCGCATTCGGCACGGCAAGAGAAAGACCACGCACTACTGCGGGAAGCACGTGGACGCATTCATCCTCGTCAACACAAACACCCGAGTCATCGCCTGCGTTCCAGTTGCAGTTGCTTCTGGTCGCGCATGGTTCAACTGGAGTGACGCTGATCGCCATTCGGATTTTGGCGTACTCAGGAGGCTGCGACAGCACAGGTAACTAACACACAACACGAACGGCTGCGTGGGTTGGGGCAACCTCTGGCACGCAGACGCATGACCCACGACCAGAAGGGATCGTGACGAGAGTGGGTAGGCCAGCCGCAAGAGTCAGGGCCAAGTCACGCGGGTAGCAGGATGCCCGATAAGCAGGACTCATGCCTCCGCCCCTGCGGCAAGGAGGACACCCCTACTGCGTCCTAACGAACAGTGGGCAGGTGGCGGCTAACCCTAGCCTTCTGGCTGGGGATAGTCGCCGTCCACCCGCAGCGAGCCTTCAAACAGTGAGCAGGTTGGTTACTAAGAGCGCTTAGAGCGCACAAGACACCAATGGCGAAAGACCTCGTACTACTGAAGTTTTCCGGAAACAACGGCCAGCGATTGGCGGCTCTGTGCCGACCACGCGAGGGCATGGACGTACTCAGCGCCATCGTGGGTAACGACCCGGACGGCGAGGAGTGGAAGCAGTTGCCGGACAAGTCGCTGGTGGCAATCGCCACAGAAGGTCTGGTCACAGTCACGGATCACGAACACTTGACGATGCTGTCGTTCTGGCTGGCGACGGCGGCGAACTGGTTGAAGACTCACGGAGGATGACATGACCGCAACCACGAAGGGAGGGATTCTCATGGCTGGATTTCTTGGCAAGGCGTTGAGCGGCCTGCTTGTGGAGAACGAGGAGTTGATCTCGAACGCGAAGGTGCTGGCGGGGGTGGCGGCGTGCCGCCTGTGCCGCCGGGAGACGGCGACGAACTACGACACTGGCGAGCGGGTGTACCGCTGGCAGATCGAGTTCAAGTCACAGGAGGACGCCGACCTGTTCAGCGACTCACTGCGGGGAATTGTGAAGACCGTCACGGGAGAGGAGCGGTGAGCGATGAGCGTGAAGAACTATCGTCCTTCGCCAGCGAGTACCAGTTCTGTGCGGTGTGCTGGACGCGGACGGAAGCGCTGCACATCCACCACCTGCAACAGGGGGCAGGGCGGAAGCACGACAGGAGGAACCTGTTGCGGCTCTGCCACTGGTGCCACGACGGGCTGCACTTCGGCGGCAAGCACGACCTCACAAAAGGCATGTGCCTCACCGCCAAGCGAGAGGTGGACGACGAGCATTACGACCCGGAGTTCCTGGCTCGCCTCCGCCACAAGGCTCATCTGGGTTATGGCCCGCAACGCTACCCGGCGCGTGTGTTCGGGTGGCGAAGGAAGCACGGAATCCCAAAGGAGTTGATTGACATGGGAAAGATGAGTCGGGCCAAAGGCAAGCGCGGCGAGTTGGAGGCGTCGGCGGAATGGAACCGACTCGTCCCCAACGCCCACAGCCGTCGCAGCCAGCAACACAGCGGAACGGAGTCGGCCAGCGACCTCATCTCGCCGGGCACGCCGCACCTCTGGCTGGAGGTGAAGCGTGTCGAGCGTGGGCTGAACCTCGATGCCGTGATGGAGAAGTCTCGTGAGCAGTGCGGGGAACTGTGCCCGGTCGTGCTGCACCGCAAGAACGGAGGGGAATGGATGGTCACGTTCCCGCTGGAGCAGATCAAGCGATTCGTTCAGCAGGTGGATGGAGCGTTGTGATGCACGCAGAGATGTTGCCGCACGACGACGAGGACGAGGAGGACATTGGAAGTCCTATCCCCGACGACGATGGCTGGGTGCGCCTCAAGAAGGAGCAGGGCAATGAGAGTCAATCTGGAGTGGTTCGAGGTAAGCAGGGCGGCGCTCGTAGGCGTAAGCCGAAACGTCGAAGCGCTAAGAAAGGGCCTGCAAAACTCAAGGCCAACAAAAGAAAACGAGTGGCACATCCACATTCTCGGCGCGCTAGGTGAGTGTGCGTTCGCGAAAGCAACGGGGCGGTACTGGTCGGGCAGCGTGAACACGTTCAAGAGCGGCGGCGACATAGGCAGGAACATACAGGTGCGTACACGATCCCAGCACTGCTACGACCTCATCGTCCGGGATGGCGACAAGGATGAGGACGTCTTCGTTCTCGTCACGGGAGGCCCGAACGAGTACGAGATACGTGGTTGGATGGGTGCGGAGGAGGCCAAGCAGGACAAGTATCGGGCGAACTACGGACAGTACGGGGAGGCGTTCTTCGTCCCTGCCGCAGACCTGCACCCGATTGACCGATTCGTTTGCGAGGAGGCCACATGAACGCTACGACCATGCAGACATTCACCGGCAAGTTGGTAGACCTGTCCAGATTCACCGTCGAGGATGTCCGCCTGCCGGACATCGCCCATTCCCTCGCGCTCCTCAACCGATTCACCGGCCACAGCAAGGTGCCGTACTCGGTGGCGCAGCACAGCGTCATGGTCAGCCGCATGTGCAATCCGGAGAATGCGCTGTGGGGGCTGCTGCACGACGCAAGCGAGGCGTATCTGGGCGACATGGCAACTCCTCTCAAGGCCATGCTTCCCCAGTACCGGGAACTGGAGGAACACGTACAGCAAACGATTGCCAAAGCATTCTTTCTCCCCTGGCCCATTCCGCCCGACGTCAAGATCGCGGACCTGCGGGCCCTCATGGGGGAGAAGAGAGACATCATCCCCTGCGGAGTGGACTGGGGGATCGACATAGAGCCCGCGTGTGAGGCCGTCCTCCCGCGCGGGTGGCAAGAGTCTAAGCAGATGTTCGAGGACCGTTTCAAGGAGATCGTGAAGTGATAAAGCACACTGAGAGTTCGTCCGTAAAGTTTGGTAGTGGTGCCGTACGGTCGTCGGACGCAGAGGGGACGAGGTACGACCTCATCTCCCCCGTCGGACTGGCGGCTGTGGCCGCTGCGTGCGCGGAGGGAGCGTCCAAGTACGGGGACTACAACTGGGAGAAGGGAATGCCCGCCCACGACATGATTAACCATGCCCTGCGGCACATCTACCTGTTCCTGTCTGGGAACAGGGACGAAGACCATTTGGGGCACGCCGCGTGGAACGTCATCGGGGCGATCCACTCCCTCGAAGTCTGGCCCGAACTCAACGAGGGAACTCTCCGCACGGGTTACTGTGAGGCACCACGAAAATAAATGATCGCCGTCGCCGTAAAGGATTACGACGACCAGAACATCGTTGAGGAGTGCGAGACTGGCTGGAGGCGGTTTTGCATAGAGGTTCTTGTCCGCACCAACTTCCACTTGTGCAGGCTGGCCCGTGACCACCGGAGGTACGGTATGGCCCTGACACGCCCTCGCCACCGCAAGGCTGCGGAAGACCTCCGCCGCCAGATAGCGGCCTACCGCTGGGCCTTCGAGGACACGGGCGGGGAGTTCACCTTCGCCCAGACCTGCGAGGATTTGGGCCTCGACCCCCGCCTAGTGCGGGCCAAACTCGTGTCACGGGCCAGACTCCGGCCGGACATAAATCTCCTAGTGAGATGGTGTGCCTGCTACTTGGAGGAGAAACCAAATGGTCACGACCGTAGGCGACAAGATTCGGCAACTGGTCGAGTGGGCCCCAGCATTGTCCATCGTGTCGGAAATCTCCGGCGCAGAAACAGTGCAAAAGAAGGTCGCAGGGGTGCTCAATCTCATGCAGTTTGTCGCCGCTAAGACGGCGACCCCGATTGACGACGAATTGCTGGAGCGGGTGGAGAACGTGCTTCTCAGCCCTCCGGGACAGGAACTCGTGGACTACATCGTTCGGCTGGCGACGGCCGTGAGCGAGACGGAGATCGAGGTATGAGCCCGTACTGGGTGGCTATCGTTGGCGGGGTGGCGGCTGCCGCTGCGCTGGCGTGGCCGTACATCCTCAAACTGCGGCCCGCCTCACTGTCCCCATCCGACCGGGCGTGGTGGGTCAACCGCCTGTTCTCGCTCGCGTCGGACGCAGACGCTGCCGGAGAGACGCTGGTGGCCTCGTCCGCTCGCGCTCTCATAGCCTCGCTGGTCAACCAGCAGGAGCCAGCCAAGAGGGGTGGACGATGAACTGGCTACGTGTGGCGGTGATCGCTGCTGGCGTTACGGTGGCCGCTGGTGCCGCTGGCGTGGGCTGGGTGCAGTCGGTACTCAAGCCGGTGGACCGGCCTGTCGTCGTACCCTCCGCCATCCTGGCTGGGGTCAGCAACGCCGACGCCAAGCAGTTGCGTGACTTCTACGCCGCTATGGCCGACATCGTGTTGCGGGACAGTCAGGTGGTGAAGACCACGTTCGACCTGCGGAACCGCCACAAGGACGCACTCCAGTTGGCGTTCGAGAAGACCGAGATGGTCGGGAAGTATCCCGGTCTGGGAGACAGGCTCGACACGTACCTACTCGACGCCATCGGGAAACTGGACGTCCCGCTCACCCAAGAAAGCCGACGCTCCGCTGCGAAGGCGTTCGCTGAGATTCGCTGAGGTGGACGGTGAGTGAGTTGTTCTCGTCCACCAGAGACTTGATCGAGGCGTACGAGCATGGGCTCGTGGGCTCGTACTGCGATCCGGTTGCCACCGAGAAACTGCTCGCCACTCTGCCGCTCCCCTTGTTTGGCGACACGCTATCCGGGTCTGGCGAGGGCAAACTCTCGCTGGGCTTCAAGGCGGTCGTGGCGTTCGAGATGTCGGCTGGGCGTAAGCCGTACGACGAGGCCCAAACGACGGGCGATTGCGTCAGTCATGGCGTGCGTGGAGCGGCCGATCAAGCACGGGCCAACGACCCTGACCTGCACAAGACGGAGGACTGGGTAGACCGGACTGCGACGGAGCCACTGTACGGGGCTCGTGGTCATGGCGGCGAGGGTGCCAGTTGCTCCGAGATCGTGGGCTGGGCGCACAAGACCGGCGGGCTGATGCTCCGGCAGAACTACCCGGAACTCAACATCGACCTGTCTCTCTACAACGCCCGTCTCGGTATCGGCTGGGGCAGCAGGGGAGTGCCAGACAACATCACATCCACTGCGGCGAAGCACCGCATTGGCACCATCTCTCTGGTCACGACATGGCAGCAGGCCCGTGACTGCATCGCATCGGGGTACGGGCTGGTGTGCTGCTCCAGCGTGGGCTTCAACTCCCAGCGCAACGCAGAGGGCATGTGCTTCCCACGAGGCACGTGGCACCACGCGATGCAGTGGACGGCGGCTGACGACACCCGCAGTGGAGAGTGCCGGTTCCTCGTGCAGAACTCATGGGGTTACACGTGGGTATCCGGGCCGAAGGTACACGACCAGCCCGAAGGATCGTTCTGGATCAGCCAGGACGTCGCCCAGCGGATGATAGGTCAGGGGGGCACGTATGCAGTATCGAATGTGGTTGGGTTCCCGAAGCGAGAACTCAAGGACTGGGGCGCGAAGGAGGTGCTGGGATGAACCTTTCCGTTGCTACTGTCGCCGTCTGGCTCGCCTTCTCCTCGCCGGGCGCTGGCCCCGCTCCCGCACCGCAGCCCGCCAAGTGCTGCTCTGAGTGCGGCGGCACGGGCATGGTGTGGTCGGGCGACAAACTCCATCGGTTCCCATGCTCCTGCCCACCCACCTGCGCTTGCGCTAAGAACCGACCTAAGGTCACAATGTCAGGCACCATCTGCACCAGCGGGAGTTGCCATGTCCGGTGAAGGCCCGCACGAACTGTGCGAGTACGTTCGGAGCGCGCTGCCGCTGCGCGCCCGTCTCGTGGGCAAGGAGCGGCTGAACGACCTCACGCTCATGGCGATCACAGAGTGGCCGATCCAGCCCCTCATGGATTCCCGCAGGGGGTCGGGCGACGAGGAACGGCTGCTCGACTCTGTGTCCAAGAGCGTGGCCCGGACGTACGAATCCGTTCATGGCTCCGAAAAACGCTACGGGTTTCTCTGGGCATTTGTGCTGTCCTCCGTAGTCTCGGCAATCGTGCAACTGGTACTGCAATGGTGGCTATCGAGAGCGTCGAACAGGGTGAAAATGGCGGCATGGCAATACGCAATGAAAGGTGGGTCGTGAGTAGCGTGGACGTTTACGAAGCGGCGCTTCGGATGCTGGAGCGGTACGGGTTCGGACTTGTGCTGGCGACGGCGATCCTGTGGTTCGTCCGCACCGACCTCGTGCTGCCAATGGTGGACGCACACAAGTCATTCCTCCGGGAGATGTCCGCCACCCAGCACGACATCTCCCGTGCTATCCAAGAGCAGACGAGGCTGATCTACGCCATGCGCGCCGGGCCGGAAAAGATGTACACGACGGGTGTGTACGAACCGGAAGACGAGCCGAAGAACTGACCTTACATCACCTGCAGTAGCGACATTCATATGTGCCCGATGTCACCCCGCCTGTTACGGCCCCGCCAGACAGGCTTCAACCCCCGCTCCATCTCCGGCCTCGCCCTGTGGCTGGACGGTGCGGACTCCAGCACTACCTACACCACAGACGCGGGTCCGGTGACGGCGGTGACCGACCCGAGAGACATTACGGGGTGTGCGTTGTGGCTGGACGGGGCTGACTCATCGGCGGCAAGCATGACGCTGGACGGTACGGCAGTTTCCTCATGGCGAGACAAGAGCGGGAACGGGCGAGACTTCACTGCTACCAGTACCGCACGGCCAACGCTCACGGCGTCAGTCATCAACTCGCGCAGTGCCGTCACGTTCAACGGATCAACTAACACGCTGACCGGAAACGCGGCTGCACAAGATGTTATCCGCAACCTCGCAGGCTACACCGTCTTCACGGTACTGCGGACGGCCAGCATCGCGGCTGGCGAGCGTCTTGCGTTTGGCGTGGGGGCAACTGTGCTGTTCCGCACCGGGCAGACTGATAGCCGCTCGTTTATGGGCGGTCGGCGCGTTGGTGCAGACACTCTGGAGAGCGTTACCGGGACAGCAAGTGAACTGTCCGTTGGTGCTACTTTCATTCAGTCGGCGGTTGTCAACCACACAACGCAGTCGCTCGCAGGGATTCGCAACGGTGCAACATACGCCGCCGACACCACCTACATGGCGGCGGGCGTCAGCGAGAATGTGGCGTCTTCCGTCTCGGTCGGCACACAAGCCGGTGGGACTTACGGCTTCTGGAACGGCGAGATTGCCGAGATCATCGCCTTCAACTCCGCCCTCACCACCACTAACCGAGCCCGCGTCGAAGCCTACCTCGCCGCGAAGTGGGGTGTCTCGGGAGTCCACGCCGCAGCCACCGCAACCAGCGATCCGGTGGGATACTGGGGCGACAAGAGCGGGAACGGGCGGCACGCCACGCAGGCCAGCGGGACGAATCGTCCGACGCTGGCGACGGCTTCGATCAACTCTCGCAACACAGTGTCGTTCGCTGGGGCATCGGCGCAGAGGCTCGGAGCCGTCGTTCCCGGCAACGACTCGCAACTGTTTACGCTGCTGGCTGTGGTTCGGAACGCTACTTCGGGCAGCGGAGTTTTAATGGGAGAGCGGGGTGGCAACTTCACAATAGCGTTGCACTTCCAGAACTCCGGCGGTAATCGGCTCACTTTGTATCCCGCAGGCCGCACTGAACTGATCTATCCGCTTCACGGAGGGGCGACCGTCCTCTATGGTACCGAAAAGAACTCGTCCACGCTGCTTCGCGGCTACTATAACGGCGCGAGAACTATCAACGATGAGGGCGGTGCGTTTTCTGGATACAACCTCGCCAACCTGTTGCGCAACATCGGCTCGTCTACCAATGGGGCGAGCCCATTCACCGGCAACATCGCGGAGTTGATCGCGTACCCGTCCGTCCTGTCCGACGCAGACCGCCAGCGAGTCGAACGCTACCTCGCCTCCAAGTGGGGCATCACCCTCGCCCCCACCGCGTCCAACGCCGACGCCCAAGACTGGATCAACCGCGTCTATGCCAACGGCGGCACCGTCAGCACCAGCACTGCGGCTGCGGTGAATACGTTCTGCAATGACATCGACGCCGCTGTGATTCGGGATCGGTTCTACCGGCTGAACCTGTTCTGCGGAAACTCCGACGCCTCGCTCAACGCCGTGCGGACGCCACTCTATCGCGGGCAGTCGCGCACCGGGACGCAGTACGGCGATGCCACCGACGCGAACAACGCATTTCAGCAGACCGACTACGCAGAGAACAATGGCCTGCTGGGGAGTACGGCTTCGTCCAAGTGGCTGAACACGGGGCTCAACGCCAACACCGCCGGTCTTACCGTAAACAGTATGCACCTGAGTACGGTTTTCCCTGCGTATTCCCATCCAGCCAATAATAACTGGTTTGCTGTGTCGATTATCAACGCCGCCGTCAACGAGCGATTCTGGCTTAACTACAACGCCTATTCTGGAAATACGGAGTCGCAGGCCATATTGGGTAGCGGTGGCACTTCTCTGGCTACCAAAAACATCGCGGCCACAAATGGCGCGACGATACCCGGTGGGCTGTGGGTTGCGTCCCGCGTCAGCGGTACAGACCTCAAACTGTATAACGGTAACACGGAACAGGCCAGCACGGCGGTCAGCGTGACGGGCGCTGGAGTGCCAACTAACCCCGTGTCCATCTTCGCCCGCTGGAACGGCACTTCCACGTTCGGGCATTTCGGCCACAGAATGCGAGGATACAGCGTCGGGCTGGGCATGACGCCGCAACAGGTGTCTGACTACAACACAGCCATGACCACCTTTCAGACAGCACTGGGGAGGACATGATGACGCTGGCGGATGTTGCCATGCCGATCACGGACGAATGGGGGCGGGCGCACGCCCTCCTGTTTTCGGCGCAGTTAGCCCAACGCCTCGCGGAACTGCACGCCGAGTACGGCCGACCCGACTGCACGGCGATTCCTCGCCAGTTGACAGACGGGAGGTTCATGCACATGGCCGACATTCTGCTCGCAACGGAACCCGGCGGCTACCTACATGAGATGTGGGAGGCTGCGGACAAAACGATTCTGTTGCCAGCGGTGGAGGTAGTGCCGATTGCGGAGGCTATCGCGTTGCTGCCGCCCGATCCGGTGGTGTGACGCTCTTCGCCTTTAGAGACGGCTATACCCATTTGGGTATGACGCTCTTGCACCAGAGTCGTGCGGCAATCGCAAACTGCGATACCGGCCATCGAACCGGCCAGCCTGTTACGCAACCTCTGCTTTGCAACGAGTCCGGCAGGGGTTTTGTAACGGCCAAACTTCCGGCCAACTTGCGCCAGCCGTGTACCGTTTTTGGTACGAAAACGGCATTGCGCCCGCTATGCGAGGCGTTAGAATGTGAGCCATGCCGACCGTCACCCTCCGATTCACGCTGCCAGACGAACAGAGCGAGTACGACGCCGCCCGGCTGGGCGGCGAGGCGTTGTCTACGCTGTGGCAGATCGACCAGCACTGCCGCACGCTGCTGAAGCATGGCGAGACAACGCCGGATGAGGGGCGGCTGGCGGCGCATATTCGGACGATGATCCCAAGCGAACTGCTAGAACACTGACACTACACGCCGCAGAGAGGGACGAAAAATCGGGGGTTACCAAACTAGACCCCTGCGGCGTATAGGTAGGTAGGAGGACACCACTATGGCTGCCGATACCTACGATGCCGACGATCTAGTTCGTATGCGATCCCTGCTCGCAGGGATGACGGGATATTTCAAAGATGTCATGGAGAACGGAATACCCAAGCCGCCGCCCAAGCGGGCAGGCGTAGACGCAAAGTCTGCCGACATGGAATGGCATGAATGCCGCTGGTATGAAATCCGCGAAGCCGAATCGTTTCTTGCCGAAACCGAGTCCGCAGCGGAAAAGGCTACGAACGAAAGCATGAAGTCGTTCAGAAAGCCAAGCCCAAGAATGGATCAGTGACGCTCTTGAGCGAAGGGAGAGACTATCGAGAGCCTCCTGTCCATGCTCCCATGAAACGGTACGTCCCGTTGATTGGCCGCATGGATGCTCACGCCCGAACAGCAGAGGCTCGTAGAATCCGCACTGCCGGTGGTGCCGAAGGCGATGGCCGCCTTCCGCTGCCGCTACCCCACGCTTCGCAGGCAGGTGGCGGCGATTGATTCCACGAGCGTGGCATACCTTGCCATCTGCCGTGCCGCCCTGACGTACGACCCTGCCCAGTCGAAGGTCACGACGTACTTCTCGACCGCCATCCGCAATGCGATCCTCAAGGAGATCGACCGGAACCGCCGGGCCCGCTACGACTCACCGGACAGGGTGCCGATGGAGTTGGCGGAGGTGCTGGTCACATCCCAGAAGGGGCTGACAGGCAGGCTCCACGTGTGCATCGCCCGCCTGCCCGCCAAGTCCCGCAAGTTGATCCAAGCCCGGTTCTATCGGGGCCTGTCTCTCCGGGAGATTGGCGAGCAAGCAGGCTGCGACCCACGCACTATCCGGCGACGGCTCGCCTCCGCTTTGGAGATTCTCCAAAGGCTTTTGGAAAGCGAGCCTCCGCCGCCCTGAGGGCACGGGTGATGGAGTTGATGTTCCACCTCTTGCCATTGGGCCGACGAACCCCGTGCATGTGGAGGGTGATGCGTTCGAGGGATGCCCCGTCCCGCCGCATGGCCTGCATGGTGGCGACCTGAGCCCGCTCCTCCTGGCAGGGCAGGTAGTACGAGTCCTTCTTCTTGCCGATCTTCTGCCAGCCAATCGGGGCGTGCCTGCCGTGCGGCTTGCCGGACTTCCGCTTGGCCCGCAGCCCCTCCCTCGTGCGTTGCCGGATAAACTCTAGTTCGAGTTCGGCAAACGCCGTCAGGATGGTGAACACACAGCGGCCGATGGGCGTGCTGGTGTCGAGGCCCAAGTCCAGCGAGTTGAACGACACGCCCTTCTGCGACAGGAGCATCATGGTCTGGGCGGCGTCGAGGACGGAGCGGAACGCCCGATCCAACTTCGCCCACACGATCTTGTCTCCCGGCTGGACAAGGGCCCACAACTTGCGGCCCTCCTCCCGCTCGAACATGGGCCTGCTGCCGCTGGTGGCAGAGTCGTACAGCCACCCGCCATAGGTGTATCCCTCCGGCACGAGCGAGCGAGTCACGTACTCCTCGCACACGGAACGCTGATTGTCTTCGGTGAGGGTCTGGCTGCTCGTGCTGGCCCGACCGTAGCAATAAACGACTGGCATGATTACCTCCACTTCGTGTGCATGGGGTGATTGCAGAACCAGTAGGCGAGGATGATGCACGACCAGATGCCTGGTGAGATATAGCACTCCGTTCCGGGAATGCTCATCGTCCACGCCATGAAACAAAACAGTGCAATACGAATGATCCAAGTGAACATGATGGTGCTCCTCACATGGGGCCGGGAATGTAGACCGTCGAAAGAACCCACTCTTTGATGCCAGCGATGGCGTCGCGGGCACACGGCCATCGGTCAACCACTCGCCAGCCGTGCGGCCCCTTTGGCTCAAGGGCAGCGAACTGCGAGTGCCGCATCCCGTAGTCGCCGTCCACGTGGAAGTGGGTGCGGGACTCTCGGGAGTGCGTGAACGTCTCGATCACAAGCCGCCGCCCGTTGCTCGTGCCCGTCGGTGGCGTGCAAACGTGTAGCCACAGGGAACTCGTCTTGCTGCTGAGCCCGCCTGCCGGAGCCTGCCGGTGCGTAAGCAACTGCACTTGGCACGGCAGTCCGTCCGCCAGTCCCCTCCGCAGGTTGATGGCGAACGCCCTGCTGCGGGCTACGAACTTGGGCAGGGTGCCGTGCGAGGCAAGCCACTCCTTGAGCGAGGGCGTGATGCACTGAGGCAAGGACGTCCAGCAGAACGGCCTGCCTTTCGGCGGGCCCTCGATCTGCGTCGCCACCCCATCCCGTATCCGATACCACCGAACGTCGTGTTCACGTGGCGTGCGGCCAGTGATGTCACGAGGGGTGAGCCGCTGGACGTACTTGCGATAACGCTTCCGGCCGACCGCCTCCTTGCGTATCTCCGCCCTGCACCCAGACACCCTGTACACGGTGTCGCCGCCCGACACACGCCACACACGGGCGACCTCGAAGAAGTAGTGGCCTCCCTGTGCCACGTACTTCAGCACGATCTCCGGGCTGGAGTTCGTGAAGTCCGCAGACGCATTGACCTTGCCGTACACATTGGTGGACACAAGGAAGTTCCCTCGTGTCGGCCGCTTGCACAGCATCCGATCCAGTTGCTCGTAAGTACGAACCCGCCGCTTGACCTCAGGCATTGGCTCCTCCTTCCAGTGGAACAGTGCGGCACCACGATGGGATGCGCTTGTGATAGGTACTGCCGACCACGCCCGTGTACGCGACGACCACGCGGGCACGTGGCTTCTTGGCGGGCCAGGCGGTGATGGCATCGGTGACGAGGATGATGGAGTCCGGCTTGTCCGTGCGATCCACCTCCGCGATGGCACGTGCCATGCTGGTGCCGCCACCGCCGTGCCACTCGAACGCCTTCGTCGTAGCGACCAGAGCGTGTGAGCGCACGTGCGTGTCGGCACAGAACACCTTGACGCGGGACAGTTTGCGGATGCCCTGACTGATTACTGACAGGGCACGGGCTTGCGTGTCCTTGTCCATCATCGAGCCGGAGGTATCCACGATCACGACGGCGTGAGGCTGCACTGTGATGCGGCCATGCAGCAGCGGGTCGTCGTCACCCGGCGGCTGCTTGCGTGACCGGCGGCGGTGCGAGAAGTCCCGCCCGCCGACCGGCGATGCCACGCTCGTACACACAGCCGACCGCAGTTTGTCAAAGGGGTCTGGCTGCGGACGCAACTTGCAGTCGAGTGCCTGCTTGATGCTGCCGGGAACCGAACCCTTGCCGTGCTGCTGCTCGTACTCAGCGATGGCCTCCTCCGCTTTGGCTGCGGCCATGTCGCTGCCCCATGTTTCCCACGAGCCGTCGTTCTCTATCTCGTACGGACGGGCCTGACCGTCGCCGCACGAGCCACCCGTACCCGGCGCACCGGGCGGTGGTGGTACTTGGCCCTGCCCAGACGGAGGCTGTCCCGCTCCGCTTGGAGGCGGAACCTGCGAGCCATCGCCCTGACTGCCCTCAGTTTCTCCATCGCTGTCAGCGTTCGCATCTCCGGGATTCTGATTGTCATTGCCGTGCTGGCCGTCATTGCTTTGCTCCTGCTTGGGTGATTGCTGGCCCTTGAGTTTCTCAAGGATCAGCCGGTAGTACTCCTGCATGGACTTGTTCTCGGGGAAGTCCAGCGTGATACCCCACGCCTCGATCTTGCAGCCTAGATGCACGCACCCCTCCGGTCGCAGGTGCCGCATCATGTGAAGGGTCTGCTCGATCACGAGGTCGCCCGCCACGTTGCACACGAAGCGATGGAACTCGTCGGCGTGTTCACCGATGATCTCCCTCGCCCGTGAGTGGTGGTCGTACCCCAGATGCAGTGCCTCGTGTGCCACGAGGTACGCCGTCTGGTCACGGCCGATCTCCGACACGAACTTCGGGCACCAGTAGAGGTTGCCCGCCTCGTCCACCGCAGCCGTGCCGATGCCCGGTGTCTCCTGCTCACGCAGGCTGTAGATGTAGGACGCAAGGTAGGGCACGTACTCGAAGGTATGCACCCGTGCTTGGCCCAGTAGTTGTCGTGGTGTCATGTCAGTACGGCGCTTCGCCGTCCTCCGTAGGTGTCTCTGGCAGGTCGCACCAGTACCGCACGCGAGGTGCTGGTGCGACGGCCAGTGTCGGCCAGTCAAACTCAAAGTCTTGACCGTTCCAGTACGCCATCTCTATGTAGCCATCATCCTGTGCGACAAGCACACGCCTCTCCTTGTCGGGGAGGCATCGCTCTTCGCCTTGATCGACCTCATACCACACGCACATCACTCAGCCCTCCCTTCTGCCAACTTACGAACAACTTCTTTCACCTTCGCCACATCGCTCAACGGAAGTTCGACGTTCACGAAGTGGCCGTCCTGCGTGTCGAGGTCTTTGCGGATATAGAAAGCGATCAGTGGGTCTGTCGGCTCGAACGATTTCCAAATATGTTCCGCACTCTCGCGGCTCATCACGACTGTTTCCCATTGAAGTATGCGTCCCATTGGTATCTCCTGTGTGTGTGAATCACGACTGAACCAGAGCCATCATCTTCGCAAGCACATCCTTCGGGGGAGTCCAGCCATCGGGCCGCACGCCACCGTCCTTGACCGGACGCCACAAGGACTTGAACTGCATGAGGAACGACTCGATCTCCTGTTCCCCGATGGTGATGAACACCTTCGCTGCGTTGACCCAACGCTCCTCGCTGGTGTTATCACGCAGCCCCTTGACCAGACCAGTGAGCAGGCAGATGTTGGCATCCGGCCGCTTCACGTACTCGTACTTCTCCTCGCCCGAGAGGAACGCCTCCGGGTTGGCGAGGTCAAGGTTCCGCCAGTAGCGGAGGAACTCACCGCCGACGCCCTCGCCCACGTTGCCTAGTGCGAGTGCCTTGTAGATGGCGTGCTCACGCTCGTACCCGCACGCCTCCGCAGCGGCGAAGCACTTGACGAGGTACGTCCACGTGCGGCAGTTGGGGAAACTCATCGTCTCGTCATCGGTCGGCAACTTCTCCCGGCAGTCGGGGGCCGCACGGAGGAACGCCTCCACGAGCGAGCCGAACTGAGGGAGGAAGTCACGCCAGTGATCCGGGACAATGGGAAACTCCGGTGCCGTCCACTCGCAGCCAGCACGCAGGCCAGCGAACCAGTGGTCGTAGTCCACAACCCAGTCGTGGTGGAAGAACCGTGCCCGCATGGCAGGCGACAGAGGCACTGCATTTGGGCACAGTTCCGGCGGGTTGCATGAACCCACCACGATGGTGGACTCGGGCATCACCTCGTCACCGACTCGCCGCTCCGAGATCACGGAGAGCAGGCCACCCTGTGTGGCAGGAGGGACGTTCGTCACCTCGTCCACATGCACGAGTGCCTTGCCGTCACGAGTCTTGGCGACCCACGACGAGGCCATCATGCGAGTGACCTGTGCCTTGTGGTCTGGCGTCGGGTAGCCGGAGAAGTCTTCGGGCAGGTGGGTTGCACCGAGCAGCGGGATGAATGTCCGCTTGAGTGCAGCGGCAAGGGCCTCCCACGTTGATGACTTGCCGACGCCGGTGCCGCCACGCACAAGGACGGGCACCACCTGACAGGCAAGGAACGCAGGGGTATTGCCGAGATTGGTACGGGCCATGATGGATCAACTCCTCAAGTGAAGGGAAAGGGGAGGGGCAGTACGTTACCACCCCTCCCCAGAAACTAGACTCCGCACCGGCGATTAGGCCGGGATTTCGGGGCCGACGAAGAACTGGAACCGGAGCGTCTCACGCAGCCGGTCGTACACCTTGTCCGCCACCCGCTCCGACAACGCCTCGATGTCGGGGTGGGGCAGGCTGGCTGCGGGCTGCGGCTTGGGCGTGGCGGACACAGCCCCAGCCTTCCGCAGTTTGCGGGTGCGAGTGCGGCGATACTTCGCCTTCTTCGCAGCCCGTGTGGCGGGCGGGAGTTTGTGTCCGCCACGCAGCACGGGAAGGTCGATGCCGAAGCGACGGCACCGATCAACTCGCGACCACAGGGAGGACTGCGTAATGCCGATCAACGCAGCCAACTCTTTGGTGGACAGGCCAGCCGCAGCCGCCTCCGTGTACTCCTTGACGAACTGCTCAACGTCGTACTTGATAGCCATGACTGAGTTCCTTTCAGTGGGGTTGGGATCAGACAGAAGCAGCGAGGAGACGGTTGACCGCAACCGCCTGCTTGCACTGCTCGATTGCATCGGTCAGTTCCGGCATAGCGATGCCGGTGAGGGACTGGTACTGCTCCACGAGGGCGAGCAGTTTGTTGGCACGGGACAGGCGGACGTTGATCGAGCGGTCGTTCATCCCGCCGCCTGCCTCCAGCACATCCTGCATGATCTGCTGGACGCCCTCGTTCACCGTGTCACGCACCTTCTGGATCACGTGTGCCACCGTGTCAGGGTTGGCGTCGATGGGGAAGGTGGTGAGTGTGAAGTTCGGGCTACTGCCGTTCTGTCGCAGGCCAGCGGCGAACGTGCGGTACTTGTCGAGATGCTCGTCGGCAAGGAACCACACACCGCCGTCGTCTTTGAGCAGCACACCCTTCCATGAGGTGAGCATCTTGACCGCCACCTGCGACACGATGGGCGACGGCAGGAAGTCACGCATGGTCACGACCGCACTGCTGAGTGCGGCATCCAGCGTCCACGATTGCTGGTCGTGGTTGTGTGCCAGTACCTTCACGTTCCAGTCCCGGTCGATCCGGGCAGAGAACAGGTGAACGTAGTCGTTGCGGTCGCTCGACGGCACGACACGCACGCACTCGAACGAGTCGCCGTCGATGTGACGGGTACTGATCGGCTGCTTGCGCTTCTTGCCATACAGCGTGCGGCCCACCGCCTTCATGGCAATCGAGAGGGTGGTGGTAGTGGCTGGCTGGGCAGGCACGTACCTGCCGCAGCCAACCGCATCGGCCGCAGCGAACACGGTGTCACGCCGAGCGGTCGCCGCATTGAGGATGCAGACACCGCCAGAGCGGGCACCGATTGAGATAGCGTCGGTCATGGGAACCTCCTTAGTGGGTGATGAGTGAGGCGTGCGCCTTCACGAACTTGCGTAGCAGAACGGTGAACTCCACCGCCTGCCCTTCGCCACACTCCTCAGACTCCGCAGCGGAATCTCGCAGGGAGATTTCGATGAGTTCGAGTTCGCGTGGGCTGAGGGTGAGGGACGCAGTGGGGATCGGACGATGGTCGAGAGTATACATAGGTACACCTACATTGAGTAGTGGGTAAGGTCACAATCAGCGGGCCGCTGCCAGTCGGCGTCGGGTTCGAGGAGGAGTCCCGTGAACACGATCACCTGCCCCTCCCCGTCCTCGTCGTACATTGCGTCGGGTGCTACGGGCCGCAACAGTTCCATCAGTTCTGCGAGCGTCATGCTTTTTCTCCTGTGTGAGGTAGGACTTCCAATCAAACGACCACGCCCTCGCCCCGTTCACGGTCACCACGCCCTTGCGGGTGAGTGAGCGGGAGAGGTGGTGGAGGTAGCCGAGACTTGCCCACCCCAAGTGCCGGGCGATGTCCCGGTACGTGGGCTGGTAGCCGTTGGCTTCTATCGAGCGGGCGATGAGCGTGAGAATCTCTCGCTCACGTGGGGTGAGGTCATGCATTGGACTCCTCCTTCTTGAGGGCGGCGGCGAGTTGCTGCATGAGGCGACGCTTGTCAGCCCACGCCTCCCGCAGTTCCTCCTCAAGCATCAGCACGTGCTGCTCCGCCTCGATCACCGAGCGGATGAGGTCGGGCTTGGGGTACGAGCGTGCTTGCAGCGACTCATACACGCTGTCGCAGTGGTCGAGGCAGAGCGTGTAGAGGTTCTTTTTCGTGGCGAGTATGTCCACTCCACGCTGCTTGAAGTAATGCACGATGTCGTCAAGAACACGAGCCATGTTCGTTTCCTTTCAGTCGAGTTTGGCCCACACCACCAGTGCCTTCATCAGCACCAGTGCCATGAGCAGGAACAGTTCGATCTCCGTGTGTGTCCATCCGTGTGACATTGAGTTGCCCTCCTTGTAGTGACAGTCAGACGGGGGCGAGCGTGCCGTATTCCCCGATGGGCTCCGGCTCGCGAGTCACCGCCTCAGCGATGGCGTCGTCGTCAAGAACTTCCGGCGGCGGGGCTGGCTCCCGATCCTCAGACTCCGCACCGGGACGAGCCGGGAAAACGTGCTTGTATCCCTCCTCGTCCGCAGCCAGTGGCATGATGGCGAGGCGGGCAACGTGCTTGCCGTCCTCGCTCTTGGTGGTTGCGAACACGCAGGAGGTAGCGTCCTTCACGAACAGCGTGATGCCCTTGCCCTTGTGCTGGTCGTCGTTCATGGCGTGCGACAGGGCGCACAACTTGGCAAGCAGGGCAGCGTCCAAGTTCACCGCCACGTACCCATCGGGCTGGTCGTGGATGGTGAAGATGGACTCGTACTTGGGGAACCTGCCGTCCACTGTGTCGATGGGCGTGCTGTCTTTGCCCACGCACAAAGCCTTGCCGTCGAAGCGAGGCGGTGGCCCCTTCTTCCACAGTACGGACGGGGCACGGGCTAGTTCCCGTGTCTCCACGATCACATCCACCGGCTTGTCATCGTCCGGGTAGTGGACGGAGGCGAGGATGCGACCGTCCGTAGCCGTGAGTTTGGCGGTGGTGCCATCGCTCTCGCACTTGATACCACCCAGTGCGTAGCGACTGGACTCGTGGTCGCACACCTTCACGAGTTGCTTGATGAACTGAGGAATCTTCATGTGAACCTCCAGAAAAAGAGAAAGCCGATGGCACCATGCCACCGGCCGCTATCAACCAGACTCCGCAGCGGTGGTCAGTACACTCGCCAGCAGTAGTCGCGGACGTACGCCATCAGTTCGTCCCGCTCGCCGGTCGGGCAGGATTCGATGGCCTTGATGACCGCATCACAGGCAGCGGTGAGCCTGCTTGCGGCAGAGCGGACGCCCTTCATGCCGCTGAATAGTTCCCATCCGGCGCACCCCTGCGGGGAGGTGGGCCTCAGCCCGTGTGCTGCACGGTGCATGCGCACTTGGAACTGTCCGTCCGGCTCCGTGTCGCACGCCCCGAACTCACGATGCTCTTGCTGCACCTGCTTGAAGTTGCGGACTGCCTGCCGCACCGCATCAACGTGACTGATCGTGGTACTCATGCCTTATCTCCTGTGATGTACGCCGTGTCGCCCGAGATACGCACGTTGCCGACACCGGCAATGACCATGCGTGGCTGGCGGGTTCGCTCACGGCTGTGGGTTGGGACGTTGCACACGATGCGGCGCACGAACACGCACGCACCCTTGTGATGCAACGTCATCGTCGGTTGCCCCCGCTGCTGAGACAGCGGCTTGTTGTAGTGAAACCAGAAAGCGTTCATGCTTCCCTCCTAGATAGCGTCGTGCAGTGCCTCGATCCCCAAGTGACCCGTCAACTCGAACACTTCGGTCAGGGTCTTGCGACTGAACCCGTACATGCGAAGGTCGTACAGCCGAAGGTCGGTGTACTCCATCGCGTCATCCATCTCGTCGTCGTCGGCCTCGATGTCGATGGTTGCGGAGGCGGTGCCGCCGAGCGTGTCCTCGTCGTACTGGAACTTTCCCTCGTCGGCCTCCCACCAGCGGGGCTCCGCCGTGACGGCGGGCGTGGACTGGCGGGCCCAGCGATAGCCGATGCTGTATCCCTTGTAGTCACTGTTGGAATACCAGTGGCCGTCGGACTCCCACTTGCCAGCGTCGGCGTTCCAGATTCCGCAGTCCCCGTCCGCACGCAGGAACACGAACTTGTTGCCCCCGTGTGCCTGCTCCATCGTGTAGATCACATCGGGCCGGGAGTAGAAGTCCGGATCGCGTGAGTGCATGGGCCGCAGCACCAACTCGTTGAAGTGCCACGTGTCCGAGCGGTCGGAGTGGACGCTGCACTCGATGTGGATGATGCCGTTGTGAATGACGGCGAGGTCGTCGCTCACAAGGAACGGGTGGCAGTTGGCCTCCGTCTTGCTGCCGTGCGTGGCCCATCGGAAGTGGATGATGGCCTGCTTGTCAGCGTAAGGCTCGAACGCCTGCTTGAACTCTGCGAACGTACCGATGCCGCATCGCGTGACGAGTTGGCCGTCAACGACGGCGGCGAAACCCCATGAGTGGGCGTTGGAGTTGTGGCCCGCCGCGTAGGCGTCCCAGTCGGCGGCGGTGGTGGCGGGCTTGTAGATTGCAAGGCACATAGCGTGTGTCTCCTGTGTGTGAATGATGAATGGGAATGAAAAGTCAGGCACCGATAGCCGACGTCCGGATGAGGGCGAACTTCGGGCTGCGTTCGGTTGGGACAGCGTTCTTGGCGAGGCCCGCGTGCTGGCGGTAGTTGCGGGCCATGCTCCCGTGAGACAGGAAGAACTGGTGCAGGTACGGGTACTCTGCGTGCTTGGCCGCAAGCCACCGCCGGTACGACAGGTAGTGCAGCGGGTGGTCGCTATCTTCCGGCTCCTCGCCGTTGCCGTAGTCCACTTGCTCGCAGTACCGCACAAGCGACACGGCGAACTCGTAGTTCTTGAGGATGCCACGACTGAGCAGGTTGGATTTGAACATGCGGAACTCGACGGTGTGATTCGTCACGTTGATGACCTCGTGCCTGTCCGCATTGGGTCTGTCGTGCATGGCATCGGTCAGTTTCTTGGAAGCGAACGTGTTGTAGTCCGCCTTGCGCCCGGCCACCCGCTCGATGAACAACTGGTTGCACTCGACGTTGGCGAACACAAGCAACTTGCCAAGCGTCAGCGGGCCTATCGCTGCACGTGACAGGTGGATGTGATGGCCGACCTCAGGGCCGCAGTCCCACGCCGAGCAGGAGCCGCCACCCAGTACGCGAAACGACCCGAAGATTCCGTAGGTCTGCTCGCGTGTGAGCGGAACAGTCACCGCCTCGAAGCCGCCGTCTTTGTATTCAAGCGAGCCGTCGTACTTGGCGATGGCGCAACGTAGCGTCCGCGTCTGCGGCTTGAAGTTGCGGTACGCGGAGTTGAGTTGGTCGAGAACGTGCTCGACGCTGCTGTAGTCCTCGTCGTCCGCATACATCTCGATCTCGTGGCCCGCATAGAGCGTGCGGTCTGCCACGTACTCGCCGTCGAACGTGCGATGGCTGTGGTCAGACCAGCCCAACTTGCGGGGTGCTTTCTCGCCGTATGAGTCGAGTCGGTCGTTGAAAGACGCATCGACGGGCTCCTCGTCGTCATCCGGCGGGTTGCAGGACTCACATTCCATGTCCTCGCACTCGCCGTTGTCGCAGCGGTCACGGCCACGCCAGTCGAGGTCGTTGTTGTCCTCGCTGTATCGTCCGCGATCCCATGTCAGGTGATCGACGGGGTGGTAGTGCGTGCCTGTCTCACGATGCAGGTTGTTTTCGTTGAACCCGCGCTCGTCGTACCCTTCCCTGTCAAACCCGGACAGATTGAAGCCGTCGATGTTGAATCCATCGGGCCCGTACAGCGTGTTGGTTTCACGATGCAAGTAGGGGTGAGCGATAGCAAACCCGTTCGCGTCGTGCTGCGGCACCTCCGACAGAAGGCGATCCGCAAGAGTGCCAGTGTCCTCATTGGTAGGCATGTGCCCATCTCCTCAGTGAAAAAGAAAAGGCCACCCCGAAGTGGGATGGCCTTGCCGAAAACCAGACTCCGCAGCGGCTACTTCACCGCTGCTTCTGCTTGCGTCGGGTGGCTCGCTTGCTCTTGCGAACCACCCGCAGACGTTGCTCCTCCTTGATGCGTTCGGCCTTGACCAGTGACCACCACTGGTCGTTCCACTTGTTGCCCATCACGCAGACTCCGCAGCGGGAGGTGCAGGCATGGGCATCCAGTGCGTGACGCGATGACTTGGAACACCCCAGCCATCGCCCTGCGCGCACGCCCACGCGCCCGGCAAGCCATCGAACGGCGGGTAGTAGTGCATGGCGTACGTGCGTCCCTCTGCGAACGCAAGAACCAGCGCGTCGTTCATTCCCGGCTCAGGAACCGGGAGCCTGTCGTTGCACTTGACCCACTCCATGTATCAGCCCTCCTTCTTCACGAGGTCAGCCATCTCGCGGCGCTGTGCGTCTGACAGCGTGCGAAGATCGGCCACGAATTGACGCTTCGACTGTGCCCCCAACTGCTTCGCCGCGTTGTCGAGGCGGATGAAGTGCAGGGTGTGGGGCAGATGGTTCTTCTTGCGCATGGGAACTCCTCAGAACTAGGGACAAGGGACAGCCAGCGGCAACGTGCCGCCGGTCAGAATCAAGACTCCGCAGCGGGGAAGCCGCCGCTACTTCGTGTCGTCCGCTCCGCCTGCATCGAGCAGGGCGTTGTGGACTTTCGTCAGTGCCCGCCCGAGTGCATGACGGGCTTCGTCCGCCTCGTGCATGGACAGGGACGGGCAGAACTCCGCCTCGTGTGAGTGGCCGTGCATGAAGCGCAGGACGGCACGTGCCGCGTGCAACTCCTGCCGTGTCAGGCAGACCGCGAACACAGTGGGCTTCGTGAGCGTGTTGCTCATGCTTACCTCACGAACACAGGGAGGGCACGGGCAGCGGGCTGGGGCTCACTGTCCAGGCGGGCGATCTCGTCCGCGATCTCCTGCACGATGAGCGCAGACGCCACGTGGTCTGCGTTCTCCTCGTTGAACACCGGCACGGGCATGGATGCCGTGTTGGTGAGCAGGTACATACGCCCGTCGTTGCCGCGAAACTTCGTCACGATCATGGGAAAACTCCTTGACACAAGGGAAACAAAAACGCCCACCGCGAAGTTGCGATGGGCGTAGGTGAGGGGGCAGGCTACGAACCTGCCCGAGCCGTCGTCGGCCCTCACTGGTCAGACTCCGCAGCGGTTAGCCGAGCGGGCTGGCGGCGAGTCGCTTGATGTAGCCGTCGAGAATGTCGGCAATGTAGCCGTGCCCGCTCTCACGCAGGGCGTTGATGGCGACATGGATGGCCGCACGCTCCTTGCCAGCGGGCAGCATCTTCTCAAGAGCGATGTATTCCTCAACGCGATTGTCGTGCTCACGTTGCAGGTTCTCGACTACATCGTGAACCCACTGCGGTGCTTCTTCGGGGGCGTATGTCGGCAAACCAGCCATAGCGACGTTCTCCTGTTGGGTGTGAACAAAATTGGGGGCAGTGTCAGTCCTGCCCCGTATCCCAGACTCCGCAGCGGTTAGCCGCAGATGGCCTTCACGAGGTCGTTGCACTGGGCGTGGCGGAACACGCCGTTGATGGCGGCGATGATGGCGACCCGCTTCTCCTCATCGCCATCGGCCAGCCACGCATTGAACGGGCCGACGTTGATGATCTTGCCCTTCACGCCCTTCTGCGTGGTGTGAGGCTTCACGACCCACGCGGGGGCGTCGGCCTTGATGGCAGCGACAGGCTCCGGCTTGGGCTTCGCCTTCTTGGCAGGCGCAGCCGTACCAGCGGCCTTTGCGGCCTTCTGCTCCTCACGCCACCGCTTGAGGGCTTCGGGGTTGCCCTTGCGCTTCTGCACGGGGGCTGGGGTGGGATCAGCGGCAGGCACCGGCGGGGCTTTGTCGGTCTTGACCAGCCCGAGAGCGGTTTCGACAGCGAGTTGAACAGCGGCCTTGAAGTCAGCAGTGGACATAGGAACCTCCTCAGAGAAAGAAACAATCGAACCATTCCCGCGAAGTGCGGGTGAGGATGGGGCTGTCACACTCAGCCCCACCGACATCCAGACTCCGCAGCGGGGAATCAGACGAGATAGCCCTTGCGCTCAGCGCGACGCAATTCGATGGCGAGGAACAGGCCCGCCCAGTGGTCGTAGCCCGACAGCCGCATGTAGCAGTACCAGTAGTTGAACTCACGCATGGAACACTCCCTCAGTGAGAGAACACGGGACAGCCAGCACCAACGTGGTGCCGACAAGAAACAGACTCCGCAGCGGGCGTTTCAGCCCCAGAACTCCGCCACGACCTCGCGACCGTTCCAGCCGTAGCGATACAGGTCGATCTGCGAACCTTCGCGAGCCATGTCGCAGATGCGGGCGTAGGTGGCACGCAAAACGTAGCCATGACCGCGATACACCGGGCACCATTCCATGTCGTCCCGGTGGTAGACGGCGATCTCGCCGACGTTGACGTTGCAAGAGATCGTGTAGCCGTTCCAGACGCAGATCATGTTGCCGTTCATCGTTCGTCCCTCCAGCCGGTCACAGCGACGGTCGAACGCCGATCACCGTTCCGACAAAAGACAGACTCCGCAGCGAGGAATGGACTGGGATTCGTGGGGTTTCCGCAGGCCGATTCACGCTCGGGGTCGACAGCGTGAAACGGAACCCGTTGTGCCGCATATAGATGGAACGCACGCGATACCCCCTACCCCCGAGCCCCCCCAGCCGCGTCACG